TAAAAGTTCCAATATTGGCATCATTAGTACTAGGTGTAATGGTAAATACATTGTCTGCCTGTGATACTGTAGCAATACTTCCAAGTCCACTTGTAGAATAACTCCATGTCAGAGGGAATCCTTCAGGGTCTGTAGAAACCGCTGTGATTACAGTAGGAGTTCCGTCAGTTTCCAGTGAATAAGATCCAGAAACGCCAGTGATTGCTGTTGGTGAGTCATTCTGTACTGTAGCAATCTTATACCAACCAGTACCAGAATAGATATAAAGATTATTGTTTCCTGTTACAAATGCCTGATCCCCATTAGACATTCCTGTTTTTGCAATTAACGCAGTCAGATCTGCAAGAACATCTATGGATGCACCAGAAGAAACTTCAGAACTTTCCCAATATCCTTTTGTGGCATTGTAAACATAAGTTACATTACCTTCAGTTATTTCCTGTGCATTTGTCGGATTACTTGGAAAATTGATTGCCATTTGTTATTCCTCTAATATCCATGAAAGAGTTTCTTCGTTCCATATATATTGTTTTCCGTCCGTAGGATATTCTGTTGGCGCTTCCCATATACACAAATCTTCATTTAGTGTCCAACTATCAAAGGGTTGTGGTGGAATGAAAGCATCTCTGTCAGAATCGTATACAAATCCTTCGCCTGCATAATTTTTTCTAAAATTTCCATTATATGATGTTTGAAGCCAAGTGCCACCTAACAAATTATTACAAAAATTAATTCCTAAACTTTCTTGCTCAATTCCGTTTTCATCTAAGAGTTCATTGTTATGAACAACGATAACTCTTAGTACTACATTATTAAGACCTATTTCAGCAAAATGTGCCATTAGAATGTTATACTCCCAGAACCAGTATATGTGTATATATAAAAGTTACCGGCAGTTGTAATCGTGGGGGAGCCAGTTGTTGATGTGTGCGGTTCGATTGTTCTAATAATAACTATACCAGATCCCCCACTTTTACCAGATCCATAACCACCACCGCCACCACCACCGCCGGTATTTACTGTGCCTGCTGTGCCATTATTTGCTGCACTTACTGTGTTTGTGCTTCCATTGCCACCACCACCAGTTCCCCCAGTACCGCCTGCGTTGTATGTTGCGGCGCCTCCTCCACCACCAGCATAATAAGTGGGAGTTCCGTTTATGGCGTATTCTAAACCATCCCCTCCATTGCGGTCAGTAGCTGCAGAACCCGCACCACCTCCGCCTCCGCCTGGCCTGTCGCCTGCGCTTGACCCCGCAGCGCCATCGTTTCCTTGTCCAGCAATACCAGAACCACCAGCGCCACCTGCTAAACCATGACCGCCACCGCCGGAGCCTCCATTATTACCAGCTCCGTTGTTCCTCACTCCGCCACCACCCCCGCCGGTAACGGATACTCCATCAAATGAACTAGTTCCTCCACTAAAACCTTTTGCATTATCACTAGAATTGCCGGTGCCTCCAGCACCAACAACAATATTATATGTAGTTCCGAGCACAATAGACTGATCAGTTAGATAATTTAATCCGCCAGCTCCACCACCGCCGCAACCATTTGCATTCGGTCCCCCACCTCCAGCTGCTCCTCCAGCAACTATAAGAACGTCCATTTTAGAGAGTATAGTTGGCCAACTTCCAGACTGTTTTTCCAAATGTTGTTGGGAAAGAGATACCATTCCAGAAAATCCGTCATTTTCTGCACTTATCTTTTTTCCTGAGACTCCGAAATTACCACGAGGCATTAACTTATTTCCTCATAACTACAAACTGCTTCAAGATCATTTACAACATTTGCAGTAAGTCTCAATGAATCTCCCTCTTCTAAGTATATTGATTTTGCAATTACATCTAAAGTTGCATCAGCAGGAACAACTACAGTTTTTGCAATATGATATGCGACACTAGAACGATAAATATCTACACTTATTTCTGCATTGTCTATTCCATCTACATTACTGACGTAAAGTGCATTTACTTTATATACTTTATTAGAACCAGCTGGATTTTCAACAATAGTGGTTGCGGTTGTTCCTACTAATTGAACAGCAGTTTTTCCTGTAATTGTTGTTACATTAACAATGTTTGGTGCTGCCATTTTATGTTCCTCCGAAAATTATTGACATGGCTATTGATTTACCTGTTCCGGCGTCTTGTCCATCTGCTCCATCTGCTCCATCTGCTCCCGCTGGACCTGACTGAGTATTTGGACTCATTTGAACCCATTGTGTAGATGTTCCATCATCATACCAGATAAATGTTTTTCCTACAGAACTATCAAACCACATGTCTCCGTTATTAGGATTTGTTGGCGCAGTATCTGAAGTTGTTACAGTCGCTGGAGTAAGAGTTGGACCCGCGGCACTATTAGAGTTCCACACGCCTGCTGATGCATCGTATGTATAGATGATTGTTCCAATTTGAACTGTCTGTCCGTCAGTAGGACTGTCTGGTAATGAAATAGGCATTTAACTATCCGTCCATGATTGTGGGTCAGTTGGTCCAGAAGAACCACCTCCACCATAAAGGTTTTGAATAACGACTGGATCAAATGAAATATTCACAGCGCTATTTGGTTTATCTACAGTTTTAATTTGGAAACTATGAACAACTGCTGTTCTCACAATATTCGCAACTTTTGTAGAATGAACACCAACTAAAACTGCATCTGACATTTATCACCCTCCGAATGGAACATTTTCTTCTGGAAACGCATAACAAGCATTCCAAGTACTAGATGTCAGTACCTCATCACCAGATTTATGAACTCTGAAAATTCTATATTGAGTTGCGCCTTCGGTAAGAATATCGCCACTCCATCCGATACCATCTGATGTTCGATACCAGTTCATCAATCTTCCTCTTCTTGGATCTCCATAATTATCAATATCATCCGTATGTCCTTTATATGTCATTGGGACTAATTGATGAACGAAATTGCCATTTGCTTGCGGAATTTGATAAATTCTATTTCTACATTGTGGTTCCAACATTGGCTTGTTTTCGTGAGTTGCTGCATGATACCCATAGTGTTCATTTCCTTGATCTGATATTTCAGAATTTCTATAAGCACCATACTGGTCTATAAATTGTGGATTTGCAATTGCATGGTGAGCACCATTGGCGCCCGCGGCCGCAAGTCCATTCGCCTTTTCCATACAATTCGACCACATCCACCATCCCATAATAGTTGGACAATATCTAGAATTTCCAGAATATGCGTAATTATCAATAGTTGCACTATATTCAAGGTCACAAAAAACATATGTTCCGTAGTCAACTTCAGTATCTAATCCAGTAGTAATCAATTGAAACGCAAGGGTTGTATCATTCATTATGATGTGCATTTCTTTCCAATATGCAGGGGCTTGTTGACTTTGGTTGACGGGAACCCGTCCATAATTATATGTTGTATTACTATGGTCGCCCCAATAATGGTTGCCATTCGCCCCAGGCACACCATTACCTGCTGCAGAATCGAACATGTTCATTCTCCAACAATATAGATAATCAACATAAAAGTAAATTCTCCTAAAAGGCGTATAACCTGCTGTTTGACCTTTCGCGTAATGATATTTATCAAGATAAAAACTACCACTACCTTCGTTTCCTGTCGCGGTGGATGTAGTATTGACTGTATAGATTCCAGTTGTTGGCATCGTTCCGCCAATATAACTTAATCCTTGATTATGTCCACTCGCATTTAATTGAGATGTAGATGTAATCGTTCCAGCCAAAACCCCCCTAAGATTGTTTATTGCGGCAATTGTTGCTGGGTAACCAGCTGAACCACTAGATACTAGTTTTGCGTACATTACTCTTCCTCTCCTGTATATTCTGACCAAACACCATCAACATCTTTGAGTGTATGGGTTTCTCCAATTACAATTTCTTCAATTCCACCACCCAAAGAAGTTCCCCAAAGTAAAACATCTTCATCATTACTAATATAATCTTTTTGTATTTGTTCTGTTGATGGGCCGGAAGCTCTATATACTGTAAGAGTAACAACATCAGAACTAATCGCATACTTTTTTCTATATGATGCAATTAAATTTTCGTCCGTTAGTGCCATTTTTTTCTCCAATTATGAATATGTAAATGTTAATCTTAAATTTTCTCCAGCGTCACCAGAACCAATTTGAGTGATATCCACAGTTAAGTAATCATCTGCAATCAAAGATAAACTTGGAGATGTATCTTCTGACTTTACTGCTCCTGCTGTGATGCTCATTGTTTTAGTTGTGGTTGTTCCACTAGAAACTTTGTTTATTGTTATATTTATATCCGCGCCAGATGATGCTGTATCTACTCTTGCAATAATTTTATTTACTACTATATTTCTGGGGGCATACCATCTTTTTGTGCCAGTTGTAACTGTAAGAGTTCCTTCTTGTAATAAACTAACAACTCCAAGTCCAACACCACCACCAGTCAATAACCCAGAACCATCTGAAAGTTCATTAATATCAGTTGGAATTGTTGGTGAGTCTGAAAGATCATTATACGAACCACTTGAAGCCACAGTTGACAATGATGGTTGATTTGTCAAATCATTATAATTTCCAGAAAACCCAGTGACATTTTCTTGTGCAATTGTTGCAATCTTGTTTATTACTTCAGCGGCACCATCAATGTAATCGTTCATGTGTGTTGGTACAAATTTTGTACCGTTATACATCAAACATGCAGTAGTTGGTATTGCTGGTTTGTCTTTAATTAAAAATGATGTCTTATGTCCAAACTGTGTATGTTGAAAATAAACTCTAATAGAATTGTCTGCATCATTCAACACATCAACTTCTAAATCTTTAATAGTAATTACACCTTTCATTGCACTGTGATTTGCACATTGGTAATAGAGCGTATCGGGCGCATCTGCTGGGACTGTAAATGTAAGAGTTCCAACTTCTGTTCTAGAACCAGTGACTCCATTTGTATATTCTCCAACATAACCACCCTGCGTCCAGTTTATTCCATCATCTGTGGTCAGATAAAATGGATGGCCCGTAACATTTAAATTGAATGTATATGTGCCTCCACGATATAGAGGTTCTATATCAACCCCATGTACCAAATCGATCTCATATGCGCCATTATCGATTGTAACATTCATGCTAATTGATGGTGCAACAAGTGTAATGTCTGATGCAGAAAAATCTTTTGGAATTGTCCAAACATGCTTTTGAACTTCAGTATTAGTATTAGTTACGGAATTAAATCTACTTTCTGTTGTCGTTGTTATGCCAGGAATTAAATTATCAGTTCCTGCCCCTAAAATTGATTTAAGATATCCAGAGTGTGCCTGTGTCATATCTCCGTATTGAGTATATGCGAAGTTTACAAAAGTGTATGTCCCTTCTCTATATAAAGGAATTTCTGTTTCTGTGCTTGAATTTGAAATCGCACCTCTTCCATAAAGAAGTGACTCACCCCAACTCCAAAACCAGTTCATTCCATGTCCAGCTTCGTTTGAGTTTACTATAAGTTCCATTGCTTCTGGCAATAGAGTTACATCAAAGTCTGGCGATGCAATTGATGCAGTACTTGTTAATTGTCCATCAGTGATTGATATACTTTCATTTCCAAGATATAGTGTTCCTGTAGAAAGATATAAATCTCTGAATTTCTTTTCTGCCGACCCTAAGTCATATGTAATATTTGTGTCTGGAATTATATGACCATTTATTGCCCCAATTTCTGTTGGAATTGCAGATATAGATGCAATCCAAACACCCTTGGTTGCGTTGTAAGTCCAAACCTTTGAACCAACTGTATGTGTATCTCCATCTGTTGGACTATCTGGAAAATTGATTGCCATTTTCTATTATCCTTTTAGTGGTTCTGTTGGTGGTGTAAAGTTTGCGGTGTATCTTGCGAGACCTTTAGTAATTCTTACATCTTGAATATAACCAGCAAAATAATTAGTACCTGTCGCTTGTTGATATCCAATTGCTACTGGAATTCCATGTGTTAAGTCTCTAGTAAGGGTAGTACTGTTAACCTGTGTGCCATCTACAAACATTCTAATCGTATTACCAGACCTAGATACAGCGACATGGTGCCAAGTATTGACTTGGATATTTGAGCCACTAGGATCCTGTAATAATACACCATCTGCTTGAGTATAAAAGGCCAAACTACCACCAGTACTTCTCCAATACAATTGATAACTACCCGCTTGAGATGCGCTGTAGGTATCTACTATCAGATGATTGCTGGATAATGCTGTAGGATATATCCAAGCTTCAATAGTAAAGTCTGTCGGTAAATCATAATCTGTACTGGCAGAAGTTTTTATATAATCTCCACTGCCATCAAAATACATTGACTTAGTATCCGTAAACTTAACCTGAGTCGTTGAACCAGTAGTATTACCAATCAACTTTAGGTTAGCGTTTTGAGACTTATCTATGATCGAAGCGTCTGTGCCTTGTATGTGTAACACTGATCCAGTTGAAGATAGAGGAGCAGTTGGTGGAGTGAAATTTGCAGTATAAACTATACTATCTGTAATTCTATGATCTGCAATCCATCCTTGACTATAAGAAGTCGTGCCAGCATTCATAGTATCACCACACCCAATGTTAAAAACAGTATTTAAACTGCCCGGATGATATGCAGAAGTTCCATTGAAAACATTAACACCATCAACATATATTTTGTATCGTTTTTCGCTCGCATCGTGAGTTAAAGCAAGGTGATGCCATTGATATCTTAAATCAACGCTGCCAGTATAAGTCAAATCCCATGTATTGACATCATCCCTACCAATACCCAAGAATACTTTGTAACTACCACCGATAGAGAAAACTGCACCATCAGCGGCTTGTCTGTTTCTTGACAATGCAATGGTCATGCCTCCGATTGCATATGCCCAACATTCAACTGTGTAGTCGGCATCTCTATCCCAAGCAGCTGCTGGAATAATCAATCCATCGTCAGTCCCATCAAAATATACAGACCCGCCATGAACGGCTGTTTCGTATTTGAAATTGTCATATCTACTAAATGGTTTTATTGATGTATTACCATTTGATGTAATTGTATATGCATTTGGTGAATTATCAACAAGATACGGAAACTGATTTTGATTTGTTAATAGTGTAGTGTTAGTTACTGCTGTTATATTTTCAGTTGAAGGTGTAAAATCACCATCATATACATATGAACCAGTGACTAATCTTAGGTCTGAAACATAAGCTTTAGCTCCATTAAAAAGTGTTCTTGTAGTTAGATTGCTTGTTAAATTTACACTATCACTAAAAGTTCCATTTTCATTATATGTACTCAATGTTTGACTGACACCATTTACATAAATTTCTATAGTTCCGTTTCTTCTTTGAGCGACTAGATGAGTCCATTCACCCTGTGGAACCCAATAATTATCAACATATTTTCCTACAGTATAAGAACCATATACACCATAACCAAAAGTTAAACCATTATACCCATTATAATTAGATACATGAAAAGTCCAAGTGGTGCCACTGCCACTAGATTCAGTGTTCATAAAAATTTTACCGGCAGTATTAGTCCAATCTTCATCTGGCCAAATCCAAAATTCAAATGTAAAATCACCAGTGCCAAGATGAAGGCCACTAGGCACAGTGTAATTGTCACCAGTTCCATCGAAATATGTACTATATCCGCCATGACGATAAGGACTAAACGTGCCGGCGTTAGCGTCACCTAATACTGTGATCGTATGATTATTTGTTGAAGAATCCGTAATGTTACTGTTACTTGATGTATCAACCGCTGTTGCTAATAAAGTTGTATAATTACTATTTGTAATAATAAATTCCAGTTCTATCGATGTATTTGCACTCACTGCACCATTAACACCATCAGTTGCATTAATTGTAAGAGTAAAAGTTCCTCCATTATCATCATTAGTACTGGGTGTAATTGTGAATACATTATCCGCTTGCGATACTGTAGCAATACTTCCTAAACCAGAAGTAGAATATGTCCACGTAAGAGGAAACCCTTCAGGGTCTGTAGAAACTGCTGTGATTACAGTAGGTGTACCGTCAGTTGCAAGTTCGTAGGTTCCATTCACTCCAGTGATTGCTGTTGGAGAATCGTTTTGAATTGTCGCAATCTTATACCAACCAGTACCAGAATACATAAACAAGTTATTACTTGATAGTACTAAAGCCTGATCTCCATTAGACATCCCTGTGACAGCGATCAACGCAGTCATATCCGCAACAGTTGTAGTTGTTGCTGCCGCTGGTTGATATCTTATAGTTGCGTAATTCGTCATTTATTATCTCTCCGTTAACAACCAACCTTGAGTTGAGTTGTAATAAACCAACCCAAAGGCAGCCCTATCCGTATCTATAATTAAGTTGTCTGCAACCCCTTGAATATTACTTCCATTTCTTGCAATAGTAATATTATTTGTAGACGCATTTCCTGTAGCATCAATTATTCTAATTTCATCTCCCATAGATGGTGACACTGGAAGAGTCACAGTCACGGCACCACCACTACAATCAACAAAGAGTTTATCTCCAACACTTGCTGTGTGGTTTGTTGTTTCCTGCCAAGATGGTGTTGTAGATGAACCAGATTCGCCTGATACATTTACCCATTGTGTTCCATAATAGACGAGTAAAACCGCATATCTACTATCAAACCACATATCACCTTCTGTTGGTGTGGTTGGTGCAGTATCAGATACAGTTACTGAAGATCCGCCGCCTCCACCACCGCCATTTGATGTAGCTCCAATAAGATTTACCCATTGCTCAGATGTTCCGTCATTATATCTAAAATATAGTGTTCCGTCTGTAGAATCAAACCACATACTGTTTTCAACTGGATTGGTTGGTGCAGTATCAGATGCGGTGATTGGAGATGTTGCTCCAGAAGGATTGGATTGAATCCACTGAGAAGATGTCCCATCATTAAAATACACATACATTTTTGTGTTTGATGAATTAAACCATAAGTCGCCTTCAGATGGAGAAGTTGGTGCCGTATCTGAAACTGAAACTGAGGCTCCACCTCCGCCGCCGGATTGTGCAACCCACGCATAATCAGTGCCATTCCATGAAAGTACCTGATTAGATGTTGCGGTTGATGTATTGAGGTGAGTATCTACATCTGCGTCTACAAAACCATCTGTAATTCCATATCCTGCTAATGTTGTTGGGGTTCCAGTTATCGAACTCCAAGAAAAATCTTGAGCAACAATTTGACTATCATTTGCAAGTTCTATCCAACTACCGCTATGGGCATAATATGCTTTGCCTGTACCATGCACATGTGCAAACATACCATGATATGAAGTAGCAGAAGGAAGATCTCCAGTTGTAGCATACATGTTAGAGAATAAAACTTTATTAGTTCCTAAATCTAAATCTTGTCCTTCTACATGAGCTCTAACTCTTGCATCTGTATAGTAAAGATTGGTAGTGCCTTCTGTTAAATTGTCTGTATCTTTTGTTGCAAATCGTATGTCGAAATATGAATTAATTTCATTACCAAGATTAATAAATCCAAAATTACTATTTCCAGCATCATATAATAAAACATCTCCATTTGCTGGTGTATCAACTGCATCTACATCTGATAAGTCTTGTATACTTGCAAGATTAATACGAGAGTCTGCATATGTGGTTACTTCAGTTGCAAAATCGACTGGTAGAAATTCACTACCATCATACAGAAGGAAATCTCCAGTCGCAATTCCAGTTGTATTTACATCATTCAATACTCCAATATTTGCAGCAGCAACTCTAGCGTCCGCCCTAGCGTCCGTATAGTAAAGATTGGTGCCTTCTGAAAGATTAGTAGTAGATTTTGTTGTCAACCAAGAATCGGCAGTTGTATTAAAATCAGCAGTTGCAAGTTTAGTTCCAATCAAATTGGTAATTGTAGTCGCAAAATTTGGATCGTCACCAAGTGCTGCGGCAAGTTCATTGAGAGTATCTAATGTTGTTGGTGCTGTATCTACTAGATTTGAAATTGCAGTATCTACATAACTTTCCGTTGCGAAAGTGTTGTTTGCTCCACCAGCAGTTGGTGTTACTAAAAGAGAACCAGAAGATTCTGTGAGAGTAATTCCACCAAGAATAATACTATTTCCACTTAGATACAAATCTCTAAATTTATGAGTTGAACTACCCAAGTCATAAGTTACATCTGTATCTGGAATGATACTACCAGAAACATTTGATAGATAATTTTGTACAGAGGTATTTAATGATGCAGTAGTTGCTTGATTGTTTGAATCACCAATAAAGATGTTACCGTCATTTAGATTGGGTACAGCGTTTATACGTCCTGCACCCATAATAACGCCGCCGCCGTTGGATGCATGAACTTTTGTGATACGGCCCAAGTTTTGTAATAGATTACTTTCACCAACTGGAGGAGTATTTGTGTAACCACCACCGACTGCAACATAAATTATGTCTCCTTCGTTGAACGCACTTGTATCAACTCCAGAAATTTTACCCATATGGATAACAAATCCAGTAGCACCTGATACTAAATCTTGTTCTAAAACACCAACCGCTGGCATTGTAGCTGAACTACTTGCATCAGCTGGTGCAATTGTCATTGCATTGCCACTTGTTCCTGTTTGATAAACAGGTGTGCCTTTAAGAATAGTTGACCCAGTTTGGTTTGTTACTTCAGTATGAATTGTGTCTAAATTTTCAAACGATAACGTACCGCTACCATCTGTCATAATAACTTGGCGATTTGTACCATCTGCAACTGGCAGACTATAACCATCTGCACTAATATTAGTAATATTAAATCCACCAGAATTTAAGTTGCCGCCTAATGTGGGGGTTGTATCTTCTACAACTTCATTTATACTAACAGCCTGAACCCTAGCATCTGTATAGTAATAATTGAATATTCCTTCGTCAATGTCATCCGTATTTAGTGTTACTTGCCCAGAATAACCATTGACATAAGTTACAAAAACTGTACCGCCAACAACCGCACTATCGACATATGCTTTACTCGCCGCGTCAGTCCCTGCTGTAGGCAGACTGAGGCCTTTGACAGAAGATGTATGTATCTCTACAAATTTTGCTGTGGCACTACCTATATCGTATGTATCAGTAGTTGTAGGTAAAATATCAGAAGAAAATATACTAGACCCAGACGCATTATCTACATAATCTTTATTTACAATGTCGGTTGGATTTGTCGGTGTTCCTGTAATAGTACCAGTATTAACTATTATATTATTTGCATATATGTCATCAATATTTTTTGATGCAGAACCAATATTAATTCCATTATTGTTTGCTGGAATAATATCTTGTGTGAGAGAGGACATATCTACACTTGTAGATTGTACTATTGGTTCTTTCATTGATGCAATTGATCTTGCAAGTTGCGACAATTCATCTACGGATGCATTTGAGACCAATGCATTAACTCTGGTATTCAGAGCTATTTCCATAGATGTATTTTCTGTATGATCGAGAACTTCGGCAGATCTAGCAAGTTTTACTAGTTCATCAGCGTTTGCAGATGCGGTTTCAGTGATTAATTTAGATATCAACGCCGCTATAGACGTATTTAAATTTGAATCTGCCAAGTCATTATCCTCAAATCTTTTGACTATTTATCTTTTTAATTATATAAGGAATTTACAACTTCTATATTTTTGAGTTTGTGCAAATTACTTGTGGCAACCACATACTCATAATTCAAATCATAATTTTTGTATTGGACAATATCTATAAGAGTTCTAGAAAAAACATAGTCTTTAAAAATAAATTTACTTCCGATAGTTTTAGGAACAACTAATTTGTCTGTTTCGTCAATAAAGATTATTGAATTTTCTATTTTTGAAATGGCACTTGGAAGCTTTTTATTTGCTTTATAAACTTTTCTTTCTGTATTGGATACAATATTATATTCATTATTGTCTATCCAATAAAGAATATTATCTTCATCTATAGTAGACTCGTAACTTACATTATAAAATTGTTTCTTTGACAAATTCAACAATAAACTAAAAGAAAATATTCCCGTTCTAATACTGTCTACTACCATAATTGAAAATTCATCTGAGGATACCTTTCCAATTTCTAATCTTTTCAATTTATTTCCAGTACTAAGTTTTAATACTTTATCAAAACCATTTCTTACAATATAAAAAAATTTATCAAACAAATAAAAATAAAATTCATTATCATTTATTTTTATAGATTTTGTAGAAATTAAAATATCATCATCAATTTTATATGATTTGATTCTTTCATTTTTATAATCTAAAAGGCCCAAGTTTCCATTGTATATCATGGGAATATAACTTTGATAATGATTTGATATATCATTGTTCTTATTTGATTTCATTATAAAATTATCAGATATATTGTCATATAAAGTAAAACTTTTATTCTTATAGTAACAAAATTTCATACCATCATTACTATAAGAATAGATATAACCGTTATCATATTTAATAGGAAATGTTGTTACATTTTTTTCTAGAAATACTTCATTCTTTAAAAAATATTTTTTATAATTTTGGCCAGACTTTGGATCTCGCTCAAAACTAGAATAAACAATATTTCCTGTATCTACATTTAACTCCAACATTAGAAAGTTCCAAACTCTTTCCAATCACTACCATTATAATAATATATTGTATTTGTATCGGTGGTTGTTGCAAAATCACCAAACGAACCAGTTGGTAAATTTGATTGAGTAGAAACGACTGTTGTTGTAACATTCGAAGGTATTGTAATTTCCCCCTTGTATTTGTTGTCTGTAGAATCGTATACAAGAAAATCATTCGTTGATAAGGTGGCATGATCTATGTCTCTAAAATCGGAAAATTCTAATGTATCCCAAGACATATTAGTTCCGTTCGTAGTTAAAAATTTATCAGTTTGACCATCCTGTTCTGGTAATTCTTTTCCAGTCGTGGTATCTGGTGTTACAATATCCAACATTTTTGCTACTGCGTTAGATAGGTCGGAAACCTCATCAACAGTTGATGCGCTTGCCAATAATGTACTGACTCTAGAATTTAGTAAGCTTTCTAGGTTGATATTTTCTGTCTGTTTTATACTTTTAATCATTCTAGCAAATACTAAAAGATCGGCAGTAGTAGCCGATGGAATATCAGATGTTAATTGATTTATTATGGTTTGTATATTACCATCAAACAAACTATCTGCCATTTTATGCTCCTATACCCTGCCAGGCACTGCCATCCCAATAATGTATTTTTGAAGATTCGTTACTATAATATAAGTCTCCAGTTGTATTACCCGTAGTTGGCAAGTCTGCATCAAGAGTTACAGTTTTTATTGCCAAATCACTTGGTTTAAATTTTGTTCCGTCATGTAATAAAATTTGATCATTTTGTGGAGACGTATCGTCTATTTCTAATACATTTTTAGTAATCAAACCATTCCAATCATCATTAGAACCGTCAGTTGACAAAAATGTTCCATCGGAACCATTTTGTGATGGAATGATTTCCCCTTGCGTAATCGTTATCGATTTACTCATCATCAAAGAAACAGTGCGTCCTAATTTAGATAAATCGGATGTGGTGGCATTGACCGCAAGAGTCCCAACCCTAGTGTTAATTGCCTGCTCTAAGGTTGTATTTTCTTCTTCACCAATATATGTTCCCGTTCTGGAAATTTTATATAATTCATCTACAGATGCATTGGTGACTAAAGACAAAATTCTTGTGAGAATTGCACTTTGAGATGTTGATAAATTTGCGTCTGTCATTTATTATTTCCTATTCTATGGGCGGCGATGTAAAGCTTGTGGTATATCTTGCAACATTACTAATTCTAAAATGTTTTATGTATGCAGAATCGATACCATTATTTTGGGTTTCATGTCCATATAATTTTACTCTACTAATATTGGGTGTTCCTGCATTTGTACTGAAAGAGGCAACCTGATTGCCATTGTGATATACTTTAGCGTTCATTGAAGATTGATACACAATTGCGTGATGAACCCACTGACCAGTTGCATTTGCTGTCGAAGCAGTTATATTTGTATTTGTTGTTCCCCCTGCACCAGAAAATTTAATGTTGTCCGTCCTATATTCGACCATACCCGTATCAAACCAATATGCTGGAGTACTACCAAGAGTATCAATATATCCCCAGAATTCTACTGTAAAATTTGACCCCATTGAAAATGATGAGAAGTTGTATTCGACACCACCCGAATTGATATTTTTTAATGCATTCCCTGATATACCAGTACTAGTTGCACTGACTACAGCAGTGTTTCCATTTACTTGATTAGTACCACCATTGCCATAATTTGCAATCTGTTCGTTTCTATTTGTGTCATATGACGCATACCAGATAGTATTTGCATCTATCCAATTGAAAGGAATTGATGTGGTTATTTCATTCCATGAACTTCCATCCCAATAGTGAAAACTATCTTCTGCAATTGCATATGCAATCTTACCTGTAGTGTCTGAGACTGGCAATCCAGCAACATTTGCATAAGTTTCAAATGACTTTGTAGGAGAAACAACATTAACCAAATCACTATTTACGTCTATCGATAAAGTATCTCCAGCTGTTGGGGATGTTACGTTTACATTATTAATATCATTTAAATTTGCCTTCACCCAACTTAAAGATAAACCATTTGTTTGTAAAAGTTTATTGATATTACTTGTTTGACTTGGTAAGTCTACTCCATCAACAAAATCTGCCTCTAGCATATTTCCTATTGCTCTTGCAATATAATTTTTTTGTGTTGTAGAAAGAGATGCTTGTAATAGTGTATTAAATCTATTTACAAATGCAGTTTCAGCTGTTGTATCTTCGGTTTTCCCAATCGCTTTAAGACATACACTAATTTCGTATAATTCTTTTGTTCCTGCCGTTGGAATTAATGTAATTGCTCTCGCTAATAGTTGATCTATACCTGTATTAAAATTTGAATCTGGCATTCTATTATCCTATCGTAACCAACAATAATTCAGCTCCCAATTCTTGGCCATTATTGAATTTAATCTGCGAATCCGTATATATTTCATATTTTGATGGAGAAACCAACATACCATTGCAATAAAGTTGTACCCACTCTCTATTTATAAAGATTTGTACTCCTGCTCTTGTTTGAAAATCATATATGAGTTTTCCCTGATTATCTACTGTAATATCTTTTGAATAAACGAGTTTTGGTCTATTTTTAAGTGTACTGTAATCATTAGTATTTAAGTCTGGTTTATTTTGTATTTGTTTCCATTCTACTGGTAAATTATTTAAATTTGGTTTATTTAAAAGTGTATTGTAATCTATCAAACTAAACTTATCGTCAATCTTTTTTAAAATACTATCTACAAGAGCAGTTTCGCTTTTTGTTGTTGTAATTTTTATCCATTCATTTCCTGTAGAGTAATAAAGATTTCCTGTGTCTCTTGCGATTGTTACCATCCCACTATGATTGCCTGGTTCTGGAAACTTTGCAAGATTTGCATATCCAGATCTCCACTTAAAATGATCTTTAACTGTGGATGTTTCTGTAGTAACATCAAAAGTATTAATTTCTGGAAATTTAAATACTGTCACCGTGCCATTACAAACTTTATCAAAAGTTAACTCTATTGTAGTTGTATCTTGATATGTGACTTTATAATCAGATGATAAATCTTTATCTATATAAACAAAAAAAGTACAAGAACTTGTTTTGAAATTGTGATTGATAATCCATTTTCTTTTATTTTCGCTTTGAATATGAAAATAGGTATCTCTTTTTTCTGTAAGTTGATACCACGTTTTAATACCATCTAACTCCGTATAAACATATAATGCACCCAATACAAGAGCCGTTTCTCCAACCTCTGGATACATAGGAAATTCTTTATAATTTGTTGCAAAAGTTAAGGTGCCCTTAATGCTTACATTAGTTAAGTTTAAAGTTCTATTTTTCATTTTCCTCGTCCATGTATCTTATATCTTGTGCTGTTCCTACAAAAAATACTTTACCTTCTAAAGCTTGATTAATTATATCAAACAATTTAAACTGATATCTCAAAAATCCAAGTTTTTCAACATTGGGAGCTTCATCATACAAATCAAAATTTTCAATATTTTTTTCTAATTTTTGTAACCAAGCGATTAATTGTGTTGCATGAATTGTTCTTCTATTTCCCATCTAGCATCAACTCCAATGCAGTATAATATTTTTGAACATTTTTAACTTGTTCAGAGTATTTTTTCCTTGCATTCACATCATGAAAATTTGTCAATAAAGCATTTTGTTTTAATATTGCTATTGATTCTATCAAAACACTTTTTATTTCTTTACTACTATTTAAAGTAGTTATATCATAATACTTCATCTCAATCATTTAATTCCAAAACCTTTGCCATTGATATTTCTGGCAGTTTACAAATGTAATAATAAATAGTCCAGAAAATTAAATTATAAATAAGTATTTCCATAATAAAACTCCTTTCAACTATTTATACTAAAAAAAAGAGGGCCGTGGCCCTCTCCAAAATTTAAAATTTCATTAAAAATTAAATATTTGTCATAGACATAACTGAAACTCTGATATGTCTAGATTCTGTAAGATATATTGTCAATGTGTTTGCATTTGTTTCTTCGACAGGAACAACATCATTTGCATAAACACCTTGATCGTCTAAAACCATCACTTGGAAAAGTAAATGGTTTGAATTCAAATTGTGATTAATGGTATGTGTTGTTGCAGTTGCAGTTGATTGATATGTAAATCTTAAATTATTTACAGATGTTCTAATAGAACTATCTCCAGAAGTTCTTTGTGCAATTTCTGTTGATAGGTCTGATTCAACATCAAGTACCAGAGATTCTAAACTATCAAAGTTATCTTTAATTGCAGTGTCTAACAAAATATCCGCATTGGCCAGACTTGTTGCAGTATCAATATAATTACTACCAGATGGTTGATTGTATGCGCCAGTGGATAATAATCCAGCCCCCGCTTGTGTGTTGTCCAACTCACCTTGAATACCGCCCGCACCTACGCTATTGTTTAGTGTTGCAATGTCATCTGCATTTTGTTTTATTTGAATGTCGAGTAAATTATCAGCGTCTTTTAGTGATGTCGCATTACTAATATAATTTGCTGTTGGAATTGCACTGTACGATCCGGCTGGTGAAAGTCCGGCCCCAACTTCTATTGCATCAACTTCAGTTTGAAGATTAGTAATATCAGTAGTATTTGTTGAAATATCTGATATAACTGATGCATCAACACGCAAACCAGATGAAGATTTACTGAGTGTGTTTCCATCAATTTTAACAGAAAGTTGTGCAGCTGTATCTGTAGAATCTGCTGCGCCGTCTAATGTAAGGAACAAACCACTGTCTGATCTTAAATCCAGTCCAACTTCGTCACTTGGTAATTCAACAACACCAGCACCAAAATTTAAGAATATCTCATTACCATTTTTCTGAATACCTGCACCAGCAATAATTTGCCCTGCACCTGAGAATTGTTCCCAAACCATTGCTGATGAACCAACGGTAATACTACCATCTGTTACAAGCACATATCCATTGTCTGCGTTTGCTGTACCTTCTTCAACAAATACAAACACACCAGATGTCATCTCTGCGTTATCGTCTGCATCACTTGCGCGACTCAGAGAACCATTTCCGGCAGCAGAATATTCATAAATACCATTTTGTGACGCAGTAGTTTGATCTTTCAGAAGTACTCTGTCACCATCTGCAAGTGCAATTCCATCAATTGTTGTTACACTAGTCAGGTTTGCAACATTTGCGGTTGATGCAACTCTGACTGATGCCTTAACATCCAAACCAGTTGCAACGGAATCAACATATTCTTTGTTAGCTGCATCTGTAGGATCAACTGGCGTAGCAACACTAATAATTCTATTTGTGCCCATATCCAGATTGCCAGACATGGTGTCGCCAGTTTTAGAAACTTTTCCAGTAATGGCAGTTTCATTTGCATATATTGCAACCGATAATTTATTATCTGCATCTTTCAATGATGTTGCAGTATTAATATACTGCGCTGTGTTATTTGCACTATAACTGCCGTTCGCGTTTAGGCCAGCCCCAGTCTGTGACGCATCCAATTCACTCTGTACATTACCAACTGCTGTATCTAGATCACCTATAGAATCTGCGATTGATGTTGATAAATTTATATAATTCGTGCCATTAAAGGCAACAAATCCACCAGAAGCAGTCAATCCAACAGAATTTTCAATAACATCAACTTCAAATTGTAAATTAGGAATGGTTGTTCCTGTGATTGTTACAATATCATCAGCATTTGTTTTTACTTGTGTGTCTAAAAGATCATCTGCATTTTGCAAATCTGTTGCTGAGGAAATATAATTAGCACTACCATTCGCAGTGTAACTACCATCGGCGTTAAGACCAGCCCCAGTTTGAGTTGTATTAACTTCTGTTTGCAGTGTTGCAATTGTTGTATTAATAGTTGTATCAGCAGAAATTCTATCCGTAATTTCTTGAGCAATATCATCGGCGTTTGTTTTTGCCTGCGTATCTAACTTATCGTCTGCATCCTTCAGAGATGTAGCGGTGTTGATATAGTTAGCACTACCATTTGCAGTATAAACACCTGTAGAACCAAGTCCAGCGCCGTTTTGAGTTGCGTCTAGTTCGCCTTGAACACCATCAATAGCTGCGTCTAAAAGTTCGTCTGCATTTTTGAGAGATGTTGCCCCAGTAAGATAAGTTGTCGTGCCATTTGCAAGATAACTTCCATCCGACTGCAATCCGGCGCCGGTTTCGATTGCGTCCAACTCCGCCTGTGCTTCAGCTGGGAAGTCGGATGTGCTCAGAACACCTTTCATCGTTGATGGATGATTTTCACATACATAATATAGTGTGTCTGGTGCATCATGTGGGACTTTAAATATTAATGTGCCACTTGTTTGTCCTTGTGCATTTGCACCTGTAACTACATTTCCAGCGCCATCGTCGTGACTCAATCCTTCATTATAATAGTTTGCACTAAAATTACTTGTTACTGCCGCATCTAACAATAAGAAAGGATGTGTAGAAACATTCAATTCAAACTTATATGTAATGCCAGGATGAATATCTATAGATTGATTTGCACTACCATCTAAAAGATACGAATTAGAAGCGTCATTAGTTACTGTGATAGTAATTTGTGCATCGTGTGCATCAAGATTGCCAGTTACTGTATCTATTTGATTTTGTAAATTTGTGTCGGCGGCTTGTCTTGCAGTAGACTCTGCCGTGATAGAAGCGTTTAGTGTGGCTACTTCTGCTTGTAATTCTGCAAGTGAAACAGCTTGTTGAATCTGGACTGCGCCTTGAGCGTCAAGGGAGGAAAATTTAAATACTTTGTCAGTAGTATTATACCATAATCTGCCAGGTTCTGTGGGTGTTGGATCGGCTGACAATTGCTCGATACGCATATTTTCAATGTACGAATTATCAGCAAGTTTTAACCCATGAAACTTTACATAGTTCGGCATTTGTTTACTCCAAATCTTTTAGTTCTATTTATATTTATCTTCATCTACGCTGATAATAGCACATCATTATTAAAGAAAACTTCTACATGACCAGTGATACTTTCTGATAAATGCACTCTAAAAGAATCTGCATCAATTGTTTCGACAAACGCATAAAATCTGTCTCCATTTGCATCATACAATTTTTCTGAGTATGATGTTGTGTTTTTATCGTGTTGTATAATCCATGTTGTGGCTGCTGTATTTATTTCATATCTATATATTCTAACAATAGGCTTGTCAGTCAAATCTGTAAAACTACCAGAGGCGGCAACCGTAGAAAGTCCTAAATTATTTCTAGCATCATTCGCATTTGTCGCACCAGTTCCACCGTGAACCAAATCAATGGACTCTCCAGTTTGAAACTCTGAAAGTCCAGTTGTATTATCGTTTTCATCCTTTAATACTCTAATAGGTATAGTCATTTTATATCACCAAAAATTAACTATTAAGTAGTGCAGTAGAAATAAATGTGGTATTAACACCAAAACCACCTTGCAAAAATAAAATTCTCATTCCATTTCCGTAAGCATTTGTACTACCCAATCCTCTATAAAGTCTTCTTCTATCATTAGTTCCTGTTGTAGAAAATCTGTCACTAGAAAGAATAGTATCTTCACCAACTGCTCCAGCATCTACAAATCCAATAAGATCTATTTCCTTACCAGTATAAAGGTATCTGTATGAACCTATTCTGGTTGGGAATTGAATTACAAGTTGTCCATCGTCATTTAATGATAATTGCTCCAATGGATTAATAACCGCATGGGAGTCTCTTTCATTAATACCGGCAAACACATGTCTACCCCAAGGTTTCAATATGTCTTTTTCTCTGACGACAAATCTTCTAAATCGTCCTTGTTCATTTAAATCGAAGGCCTTAATATCTTCTTCAACAACTTCATCTACAACAAATTCCGAAACATAATTTCCGTCAATATCATAAATTCCATCATATGCAAGAGAATTTGATCTACCAGTAGTTTCAGTTTTAAAGAACGGTGTCAAATCAGAGTATAATACTGGTGGTTCGCTGGATGCATATATACAATGAACAGGTTGTGTTGGTGATGTAAAATCAGGTTCACCAGTGGTTGAATCTACATGCCTTTGAATGCAGAAAAATGCATTTCTACCTTCTTGTGTGTGCGATTCGTGGTCCTTGATATGGAATACCATTCCATGATTTGCAATCGTTAATGTATATGTCATTGGATATGAAGCTGCCAGATTTCCAGTTCTACCAGTTCTTCTATAAAATCCTTTTTGTACTCTAACATTTGATGTATTATATGGCGTATCATTCAAAAGTTCTGTTGAACTACCCAGTAGATATGAATCTTCATACCTGTATTCACCATCATCTAAAATGCCATTGGTTACAGTTCCAGTACCAACTGTATAAGTTACACTATATGAATTGCTACTAGTCCAAACGTCTGGGACGCTATTGAAACCATCAACCGTCGAATGATAAAGTCCAACTCGTCCAGCGTCTGTGTTCATTTTATTTGCCAAGACACCTTTTAACAAATCTCTTTGTGAATATGGATTATTTTTATGAACAGTTGCGCCAAGATATCCTTGATACTGCGGTCTCATACCACCCATGAATCCAGGCTCTCTTTTTGTAATTTTTTGAGTTATATCACTATTGGCTGCAACTTCAGTAACATCACCATTTGATAATAATTGATATTCTGTTGCGGCATGAACTGTTAAATACTCAAACTGAGAGCCTTTACCAGTCTGCCCCGAACCAACCTGCAAAAAGCCTTCATTAATATATGGAGATGTTTCTGTAAGTTCTTCTCCTCTACTAACATCAAGTCTAAGTCGCCAAGGTTGCGAATTATCAACTCCACCCAAGTTGGTTCTTTCGTCTGTTTCAAATACAAGTGGGCCCATACTTCTATCGGTAATATATTCAAAAGTATCTATTTCTAAATCCGAAGTATGTGTTTCAAATTGTTTATATGATGTATTTCCTAGATTGATTCCGTTATGAGTAGAATTTGGATGTAATTGTCTAAGATTAAAATCAAAAGAAACTTCTGGACCAACAGGTCGTGTTAATCTAGTACTACTATTGTCATCATCCAATACCAAACTATGATAACTCACTGGATAATTACATGAAGTTGCCCTATCCGCACCAACAGATACGCCCATAGATCCCTTGCGAACTGGATTGGCCAATGTTCCAAGATCTCTTGCAAGTGGGAAAGACATTCTAATTCTTCCAACATTAGAAAGAGCTGCGGCCCGTGTCTCGGTTAAAGTAAAATTTATAGGTCCATTATTGCCTGTGTCATCAAAGTCTGTTTCTTCTTCAACTTCTAAAGTTACAGAAAATCTAGCTGCGTCTGGAATGTCCCAAGTATACATTGAATTCATCCATTCGTCGTCGCGGTTTTTACTTTGAGTATACCAAGCAAGAGGACTTACCATTTTTATTGGTGGCGGCGAATTAGGATCTTGAGAATATTCAAAAGTAGGATCAAATTTAAGTCTTAAAACATTTGCCATTGCCAAAGCGTCCTTTTGATAACTGAGGCGAATTTCCCCGTCCACCCTATTTGAGATTGCATCAATTTCCGTATCCGCGCTGGCTGCCCCATTGTATGCAATTTTTGGAGTATTTGCCAAATTAACATAGTTAGGGTCTGTTGTTCCATCAAGGAACGTTGTTGCTGTATGATTTGTAATTGGCGTGATTGTGTTCAAGGAACCGTTTGCCGCCATAAGATCTTGATTACCATTATAATAATCTATAAGTTTATTACCAAAAATTGTTCCATCATTGTAAATCCAATAATTTTCTCCGTCTTGATCAGCAGTTCTTGTAGTAATATTTGACGGAGCATTAAACAATCCCCATGCTCTGTCATCTCCGTTTGATGATAGATACTTCTGATATTTTGTGTTCCTGATCATATATGCCGATGAATCTTCATTATATTCTATTCTCAATTCAGTACCAACAATATCTATATTCATGTATTTTTGAGTATAAGGACAGTCAGATGATTCTAAAAACGCTTCTAGATCTACCAAAAGAGTACTCGCAGTGCTATATGGTTTTTTCGCTTCAAAAGAATAAGAAATGTCAATTGTATTTTCCCAAGGAGTGTCAGAATCTTCATCAACAAGCCCTGTTAAATTTATAGTAAATATGTCACCTTTATTTGCTCCAGTGAATCCACTAACATTGACACTATGAACATAGCCAGGGATAGAATCTGTATAGTGATAATTGTAGAAGTTTAAGTCAGCATTCGTTACTTGCCAATTATAATAGCCATAGTAATAGCTATAACTTTGTATTGCTCCAATCTGATAATGACAATTTCTTACTGAAACGTCCCTGTTCAGAAAGAACATATCAGCGGCTTTATCTTTTGTTATATCATTATCCAAGTTTGGCCATCCATTTCCAGATGGGAATTTATCCCAAGGGCCAAAAGTAACCGAGTACCCATGAGTTCTGAAGGGATCATAGTGGAACGTTGTGTTACTCGCCCCCATCGTCTGTGTGACAAATCCTGTCGGGTGATTAGTTGCTATCGCATTGGTTGTTCCATCTTCTGGACTTTCTTTGTACCCCCTTGATGAGTTTTGGACGGCTTCCCTGCGCGAGGCGTGATATTTTAAAGATATTGCAGTATCCAAAGCAGCTGCAGTCGCTGCCGCTAAATCAGTATAAGTATACGCTCGATTCAAAGAGGGACTGCTGCCGCCGAATAAACTTCCCCTTCTTGCCGTTGATGAAGATTGTCCCCTACCGTGTTCTATAATAGTATTTACAAAGGAATATGTTAGTCCAGATAAAAGAGTTCTTGCGGTTCTTGTGAAAGTCAGCCCCCAATCAATAGATTGCGTTGAAGCTTCAAAATTTGTTACTGTTCCTTCTGGTATCCCACCATCTGGACTGAGAGATCTGAAAACACCACTAACTTTACTCAAAACATTACTTTTAAGTAGATGATTGTGAACCTCTTGAGCAAAATCTTCTATATCTTCAGCGACAGCTATAAAAGAAACACTTTCGCTTAATGTAGTGTTATCTGACAATTTTGTTCCAGTAAATGTTAGAGTATATTGATCGTCAGGCTGTACTCTGTCTGCCCCAGCTGCAAATTCAATATTGAAAACGCCTTGAAATGTTTCATTCTCTGTTACATCAGCAGGGAAAAACTGTTCACCTTTATATGTCGTTATCCAAAAATGATGAATAATCGCCCCAGAAGGTTTTCTTTCTTCTTTGTAGTGCCTTAAATTACCTTCTGTATCAATACCAGAAGCTCGATCTGGAAATGCAACTACATTTCTTGCTGGGTTTGTTAGTAATCTTTTAATTTTATTAAATTCATTTTCATAAACAAGTTGTGACAGTCTAGGCAACCCAATATAACCTTGTTGACTAGTCGCTGTTGTTTGGATTGCAACATTTGGAGGAATTCTCTTTAACCAATTTCCATCTGCATCTCTATTATCGGGATGTGGATTCAAATATGAAAATAATTCGGCGTTTGGACCAAGAAATTTTGTCTTTTCCATCGGTGACGCCCATGCGGTGGAGTTCGACGATTGAGGTAACTGCATAGCTATAAAATCATTCCAAGTAGGACTTGCATAGGTATTGTCTTCTATAACTTTTGGTTTTAACTGGTTTCCGTCATAGAAATAGTCTGTAATATATGTAACAGGATCACCGGAAGTCCAATCTCCGACGCCAAATGCGCCCTCGTTTGGAGCCGTCGTCGTTGAATCGTAGTAATATACAATGAAACTGTCAATATATCTGGTAAGAGCATCATCTGATATAGTAATTTTGACCATATCTGGGCCAACATCTTTAAATCCATTAGAAAGTAAATCTGTCGCCAACCTAGATAATAGGGGGGTTTCTTCCTGTCTTTCGGGATCCCAATCATATGCATCTAAATGTAGAATATCTTGTTGTTCTATTGCAACGCTCATGGCGCAAACTCCTATTTGTTCTATAGTTTCTTACTATTTATAAAAAACAAAAATGTAAAATTATTTAATTTATTTCTAAATTGATATTATCTATTGTTCCATCTGACATTGTAAAATTTAAATAAGATTCTTGTAAGGTATTTCCTAAAAACAGAGAAACTAATGGTATGTCATCACGTACTCCAGTGTGATTAACAAATGGAATAAAATTGTTAAAATCGTCTGCTCCACCAACCGACTGAACAGTTGAAAATGTATATTTATTTGTATTGGTGTCATATACCAAAAATGTTGTACCCGAAGTAGGAATATCTGATATATTATGCCCAGTGTAACTAAAATTCTGAAGATTGGTATTTATAGTATTAATTGCTGATTGGTTTGTTAGAATTGTATTTCTATTTTCGAGAAGGGTAATGTCTAAATCATATTGTGCAACTTCCAAATCATTTAATATTTCAAAGACATCAGCCAATTGAGAACCAATATTTGTATTTCCAGCAAGAGCATCTTGTATTTCTTTTAGCGTATCAAAATCTAGACTTACATTATCTAAAAGTATATCGAACCTGTCTTTAATTGCCTTTCTAAAACTTCCTGTAGTTTGATCATCACCATCTACAATTGCCATCTGAGATTGTAATGTATTAATATCAGATTCCATTGTAGTTATATTGGTATTCAATCCAGACAGAGCTCCACCAACCAAAGCGTCAAATTCACTTTCTAGAGCATTAAAATCTGCAACATGTGAATTAAAATCATTTACATGATTTGTAAAATCTGTAGATACAAAGTCACCAAGGGCATCCGCAATTTCTTTAAGGGTATCTCTGTCAGAACTGACACCATCTAATAGAATATCAAATCTGTCTTTTATCGCCTTTCTAAAACTTCCTGTAGTTTGATCATCACCATCTATAGTATCAATGCGACTAGTTTGTGTGGTTAAATCAGTTTCAACTCTTGCAATTTCAGAGGTTAAATCGGTTTCAACTCTTGTAATTTCGGTGTCTAAAATAATATCTGCGTCAAATAAAGAAGTTGCAGAACCAATATAATTAGAGTTGGTATCTGGAGAATAATTTCCATTGATTGGTTGAAGTCCAGAACCTAAAACTATAGTATTTCGAAAAGTTTCAAAATCTGTTCTAAAATTTAAGGTGTCTCCTAAAGAATCTGCGATTTCTTTTAAAGTATCTAACTCTGGTATAACACCATCCAATAATTCATCAAATCTTTGTTTTATTAAATATCTTATCGAATCTGGAGTATTTTCGTCTGCCTCTATTATATCTAATCTTGCTTCAATATCTGCTACATCAATAGTAATTGTACCAGCTTTTGTGGAAGGATCATAAGAAAAGTTGACTCTACCTTCAAATATAAATTTTTCCACACCAACTTCGTTTACTATAACACCGTCTACTGAAGTGCCAGTAGTGATCGAAGAACCAATTTGTTGCCACACATTATTGTGAGAATAGTATAAAAGTCCCGTCTGAGAATCTTTTGCCAATCTTTTGTCTAAAGGACTAGTATCAAAATCAGAAAGAGTGTCAAACTCAGTATACCTGATTAATTGTAAACTATCTCTGGCTCCTTGTGCGGTAGAGGCCCCAGTGCCACCTTGTGCAATAGCTACAAAATCTCCGTCAGTAAATTCTGCCAGAATTACTTCGCCGTCACCTTGTAATATCGCCTTGATAGGTCTTACTGTATCAAATGCCACCGATTATCCTCTCTTTTATTTGTATTTATGAAACGGCGCCTTCCGAACCTTCACCAATTTGAACTACACTACCTCCACTGGATTCTAAATTGATATTAGAAATAAGTGAGTTGTTATTGCTTTGTACGCACGGAACAGGCCGTCTTGCAGCGGACCAACCAGCCTTTCCGTCTGATGAAGGTCCTCTACTATAATTTCTTATTGTTAAATTATCACTTTGATTCCCGCCGATAATTTCTATTGTGGTATCAGTCTTGTTTCCTGTCGCAATTCCAACATGTCCCTTTCCAGAATTTTTATAACTTCTCCAAAAAACAATAATGTCACCCCTTTGAATATCATCCCAACCTACTGGAGTGCCATATCCTTCATAATTTCTTGCCGTGGCGCTTGCCAGATGTTTATGTCCAGATCTTTTTAGTGTTGCACCAACAAAAACTGCACACCAATGATTATAACCACCACTTGGTAAAAATGCATATTGTCCTAAACCAACCTCTTTCCATAACGAAATAATATTTTGATTATTACCCTGTTCTGTCCATCTTCTTGTAGTCATTGCCTCGTAAGCAACATCAAACGGATTTCTTAATGGCACATCTTCGCAATTTCTAGAAGATAGTTCTTCTACATTCTCATCTTGAATTTCAGCCGTATCCGGCAATCCTAAACCACCCTCACTGGGCGGTAATTGTGATATATTACCCCCACCAGAACTTTCTGTATTACTAGGTTGTGAATCTGTAAAGTCTGGATGTGGGATTGGACTAAATTTAATTTCTGGAAACTTTGGTGGTGTATATTTTTCTGTACTATCTCCGGCGTTTACATTTCCACTTCCAGTTCTTATAAAGGAACCACAACTAATTGGGTCCATCTCTCGCGCCACACCTTTTTTATTTACAAAAACTGATCCAGACCCTTTGGAAATATTGCCTGCGTGTGGTGGAACATTGGGACATGCATGTGGTTTAAAAATGTCAACCTTTTCTCTTAAAGTTGGTTTTCCATTCGTAATTACATTATTACTACCAGCTGGACAAGTTCTTGGGGGAAAACAACCATGTCCTGTGCATGGATCTGTATTTTGTCCTCTACTTACATTTGGCATAAGCACTATATCCTCTTGTCGTCACCAGTATATCAGTTACTTGTTGATAATAGGCACTTTCACTATCGGGTCTTATTGCACAATTAAGTAACAATGGTTCTATATTTTCCAACCTTTCCGCTTCTATGGATGATACTGCAACATTACCCAAACTCATTTCTAACAATAAAATATCAAATTCTTCTTTAGTCATATTTAGTTGTCCTAAATCATAAAGTTCTTGTAGTTCAACTTTAGAATTTTCCATTTCTGTTTTGTTTAAATCGTTGTTAAATCTACCATATCCAGCTTCCCTTAATTTTTTAATTTTTTCTGTTCTAGTTAATATCTCGCCTTCCCAATATCCAAGTTGTGTATCCGGCAAGGTTTGTTCTTCTGGTTTAACTTTATTCGTATGCAACCATAGATCTCTGTCAAAAGAATAATTATTATGAACTTTTAATTCAAAGTTAATTTCTTTTTTAAGTCCACCAGTCCCATCTTGTTCAAAATTAAATAATAAGTATTGTCTATCATCTTCTATATTTGTTATATATTTTTGTTCTACAACGAAATTTGTATCAGTTATGACCAAATATGAATATGCAGCCAATTGATTGATTTGTTCATTTAGACTGTCTATCTGTTCCTGTAATATTTCTATTAAAACTTGATCGGTAGTATTATTCAATTCTTGTTGAATTTCATCTCTTTTATTTGTTGCAACAATTTCTGCCTGAATTGCAGTGAGGTCGTATTCCGATGTTTCAGTATATTGCTCAAAATCAAAGTCAAAATTTCTGTCCACTTCTACCTCAAAAGTCCATACATTTTTTATTACTGGTGATTGATTAGAATTAAAAATAACGGGAAATAATTCTGGGCCTGTTGGAGAAGAAGAGATTCTCGCCCTAGAAGTGACTCCTGTTGTGCTGTTATGTTGTTCTACTGTGTCGCCAAAAGAAGGTAAAACTGCGTCATCTGGTTCTACGATTTGTATTATTCCTCTAGATATAGCACTCGCTAATATTTTATATTTAAATGTTCTAGGAGTTTTCATATCAAAATCTGTCCAATCCAAATCTATTGGTGGATGATGTCCTTCGTCAGTCACCCAATTTTCTGTCGCATACTTATTTAAAAATATATCCATATCACTGATTTGTCCCGTCAATCTACCATCTGTCGTTAATGTCAAACACTCAAGAAGTCTGTTATCACTTAAAAATTCGTAAGACCAAATATATCTACCAGCCTCTATTCCTTTACCATTTTTTGAACCAGTATTCATATTAAAATTAACAAATTCAAATTCATATAGTGGGTCATCTTCTCCTAAAGTAAGAGTTATTTCATATTTTATTTCTGATGTACTCATAGTAGAAGTTTTAATGTATTCCATTGGCACGAAATGATGCCCATAATAAAGTTTTGGTAAATTTACTGCTTCGTGACCATAAGCTTCAGAACCACCAGACTTTATTCTGCCTATTGATGATTGAATTTTCATTGGTTCAAAATTTGGCAAACTTTTTACATTGTGATAATAGGTTTGTCCTACAAACAAATCAAAAACAAAAAATGGAGTTGACTCATATACAACTTGATTACCACTATATTTGCCGGAAGATTTTCCAAAAACTACAAAATCTGAAATTTGTGCAGTTGAAAATCTCTGTCCAAATTTTGGATATTGCGATTGAACACTTTCGTATTTTGCTTTTTGTATTGGGTATTGAGATTGTATGCCTTCATATGTTGGTTTCTGAACTGGATATTGAGATTGTATGCCTTCATATGTTGGTTTCTGAACTGGATATTGAGATTGTATGCCTTCATATGTTGGTTTCTGAACTGGATAATGAGATTCAATACCTTTCAAAGATGCTCTGAAAACCTCTTCTACCATTTTAAACTTAAATATATTAATGTCAGTGTATTGTGTTGGTAAATTTACATAACTTTCATCATTAACAAAATAAGAGTATGGTTGTGTATAAACGGCAGGAACCATATTTTCATTTTGAGTCATATTATCCAAATCTAAGAAGAAAAGTTTGTGTAAGAATGTTTTTTCTTCTTCCTCTTTTAGATATGGACTATAATCTACTTCATATTCATTTAGTTTAGAAAATTGTAAATTTTCTTCAAAGGTTTTATCTGTAGGCCCGACAATATAATCCATTTTTACATGCAGCGGATTAAATCTATGAATTCCACTTATAGGTACAAAAGTTTTGTCTGGTGGGCCAATAACCATTGGTTGTATGTAAGTTGTCTTGGTGGATTCTCTTATTTGAATTAAACCACTATCACCTTGTATTATGAGATCTTTCCCAGAATCAAATCCTGAGTCAATTATTTCGTGCAAGTCTGTTTTTCTCAAATAATCATTATCTGAAGAAATAATTAATAAATCATCTCTTTGTAAGAAACTATCTATTTCTTTTATCAGTGTAGAAGATTCTAATACAGTATCTAATGTTCCTTGGAATAATGGTTCACTAGATTTTAAATAATCACTAAATTTGTTTCCAATAGAAAAGAGTTGAGATTCTAAAGTATATTCTCCACTTTTTTCTATTAAAGACTTTGCTCTTTTTAAAAAATCTTTAGGACTGGTGCTCAATAATACAGATGGAACAATTACATCTTCTATTAATTTTGAATTTAATTTTTCATTTATTGTGAATATTGATAAATTTTCTTCAATATAATTGGATGCAGCAACAACAACATCGATAAGGCCATCGGCACCTATAGTTCTTAATTTATTTAAGGAATTTATTAATACTTCGGAATCGTTACCATACTTAGTAAGACTTTCGATTATTTGTCTATAATATTGTTTAGCGTCATTATAAGATAATGTACCTACATTACTGAAAAACCCCTTGTCTTTTCTGAAAATTTGTTTTTCCAACATAGGCAGGAAAACTTCAAAGAAACTATTATCATCAGAAACTGAATTCAAAGAATTTAATAGTTCAGTTGCTAAATACTCTGTTTGGAATGATTTTCCGATTGATAGTATTTCGTAATCATTACTAACTGTTCCGACAAATGTTGAATCTTCGGGCGTAGATTGGATAGAATAAATTGACTCAATATAAGTTGAATTAGAAACATTATTTTCAAAAAATTGACTATATATTTGCACATCAACTTCAGATTTTGATGTATATATTATGTTGTCAAAGAAAATGGTCTTAGCTTTTACTCTAATTCCATTACTGCCTATAATCTGAGTCATTTTTACAACTTCATACTTCTGTTGATGCCATTTCTATCGATAAATGGGCCTATAACGCTATTTAGTCCTGTAATTTCACCCAATATTGTTACTGGTCTTAAATGATAATAAGTTAAAGTTCCTCCATGTAATCTTATAACCCCCTTAGATATTCCACCACCAACTAAACTATCGTCAGAACCTATTCCTTGTTCACCAAGATTATCCTCTCCAACATTTCCTATAATAGACTCTTCTTCTCTGTCATCTTGACCGACATTGGGTGTTACTGTGTCATCTGTGGTGTCGTCTTGTCCCACATTAGGAGTTACAGTGTCATCTGTAGTATCATCTTGGCCTAAGTTTGTTGTAATGGCATCATCTGTGGTGTCGTCTTGTCCCACATTAGGAGTTACAGTGTCATCTGTAGTATCATCTTGGCCTAAGTTTGTTGTAATGGCATCATCTGTGGTGTCGTCTTGTCCCACATTAGGAGTTACAGTGTCATCTGTAGTATCATCTTGGCCTACTGATGGTGTCGCCACTTCGTCAGTTGCATCTTCTTCATTAATTGTAGTAGAGATTGTAGAATCTATTAAGTCACTAGAGTCTAAATTTGGTGTTAAGACAACATCTTCTAGTTCGTCAGTACTAATATTTGGTAATGTAGTTGCAAACTCTCTAACTAGTCTTTCTAAAACTTCGATTGACTCGTCTGTCGTAAGTCTATTTAATTCTTCTATAATATCAGGTGTTATAAGATCAAGTTGTTTTAATTCATTTATTAAATCTTCTTCAGTAAGATTTTTTTCTCTCAATTCTTCTACTAAAACTTCAGCAACAATTGTTTTTTCTAACAACTCTTCGTCTTGTTTTAAAAACTCTAAAACCTGTTTTTGTAGTTCTTCTCTTAGAGAATCTTCTGTTTTTATTAGTTCTTGACCGACAAGTTCCTCTACAAATTCTCCTATATTTGTATCTAATAAAAATTCTCTAACTGTAAGTTCGTTTAAATTTATTTCATTAATATTAGATTTTTCTAATTCTTCAAAGAAGAATTGTCCAAAAGTCTGTTCAACTAATGTTAATTCTTCTTTTTCTAAATTGCCCAACTCTACAATGTCGGTTTCTTCTGTGACAAGTTTTTCTATGATAGAAAGAACTTCCCTATCAATAAATGAATCTAAAACATTTACTGCTGCCTTTTCTAATTCTTCTATAAAAATACTTTGTTTAGTTTCTATTATATCTGCTATTTCGTTTATTGCAGTTTCTTTGAATTCAGATACAATATTATCTATAATTTGTTCTGGTAAATCTTTTACAAAATCTCTTAAAACATCATCCGATAAGATTGCAGTTTTTATTTCTTCTTCTACTAAAGAAGTTTCTATTATCTCAGCGAGAGCCTCTGTGCTTATAAGTTCTGTAAGTTCTGTGACTCTTGTTTGATTATCAAATAAATCTGAAATATCTCTAGTGCTTATAAGATCAGACTCAGATTCTGCAACAACGGCCTTTACCGACTGTGTTATAGACTCTATCAAACTTGTTTTTATTTTTGCAGCGACATCAGCTATTGTTTCTGTGCTGGGTAATGTATCTGCAACTTCAGTTTCTGGTGCGGGTTCTTGTGATAATTGAGAATCTGCGACTTGATCTTCTGGCACTTCAACCTGAACTATGACAACGGGCAAAGTTTCTCTTACCTGTTCGTAACTTTCTGAATCGGATGATAATGTAGAAGATACTTCTGTGGGCAAACTTGCAGTATTAAATAAAGAAACGTGCCATTCCATTGCAATTGCGCCGGCGACAGTATAGTTATAAACTGAAGTTTGATCGATTGTTGGATTTGTTACTTTTAGTTGAATAGTGTCACCATTATTAAATGATGCAGAATTTCCAACATCAATCCCATTTTTAATAATGGTTCCAGTGTTAAAAGTAACATTAACTGGTTGTGAACTTAAATCTGTAACAGTTACTATTTCTGAAAAGAGCTCACTTGGACTCGTGAGTCCAGAGCTCATTTCAACATAGTCTGGTATAAAGAAACTGTCTATGAGTGCCATGCAAACCCCCTCATATTATTTATTATTAAAAAAGGGAACCGAAGTTCCCTTTTTTATTTTACGCCTCTATTAAGAAACGTCTGGGGGAATGAAATCACTGTATTCTGGTCTGATAGAACCACCTCTTACTAAAAGCATAATTCTCATCCCATTACCATATGGTAGCGTTGAATGCATACCAAGATAGGTTCTTTCAGAAGAAGTTGTTGCAGAATTTGTTCCGGTGTGCCAAGTATATGGAAAACGGAAATTCAATTCTTCAGAACTATTGGTTCCTGTGCCGGCTGTGTCTCCAGTTACCGAAGAGCTCTGCACACTATCCAAATCATACTTTGCGTTGTTGGCACCAACATTAACAAAACCTCCCATAGTACTTGCATCTGCTGATGTATAACAAATCAAATCCATTTCATCTTCTGGGTAGATATATCTCTGACTTGTCATTGGGGTTGGAAAGAAAGTAACCAAAGTTTTTCTATCTGTTAGTGCAAGTTGTTCGTATGGATTAATAATAGCAGGACTATCCACTTGTGGAATAATAGCCGACACATGTTTGTCCCAAGGTTTTAATACATCTTGTTCCCTGATACAGAATCTATAAATCGCTTTAGACTCGTTGTGTGGATTCATCCAAGATGCCGGAATATCTGGGTCCGATGGCAATTCAATCAGATATTGAGATGTTGCATTAGGATCAATGGCATAATTCTCATATGCAATAGTTACTACTTGAGAATTTGCAATTTCATCTCTAACGTATAGATGATCCGTTTGCAACATATATGCATAAACATTTTGTTCGTTTCCAAAAACGGGTATTTGAGTAAACTGTGGAACACCATCAGAATCTACAATATATTCTTCAGGAGCAACCGCAGCGTTTATTTCAACATTACTGACATATACACTCAACAAACTCGTATTTTCAAGAGGACCCGTCCCATCACCACTTCTGCCAACTGGATTGATATATCTATTTTGATATCCCGCACCTTTCCATCTATAATTAACTAAAACTTTTGGTTTTTGTCTGGCGATGGTGCCGCCAGACGTGTTGAGCGGATCATAAGACCAATCTGTATCTGTGTCATTAATTTCGTGAATAACTAATTGTCTTAACGAATTATTAACTGGATTTTCTACAGGATGCAAAAACTTAATGCCAAATCTTTTTACTGGATAGGTTTCACCCCTAAATGTATTTGTAAAATTATCAATTGCTTGTACTTCTAATTCCCAATGCACACCCCTTTCCAATTCAACATAGTCTTGGAATTTATATTCGGAGTGCCATCTTGCCAAATAAATAGATTCAATTTCCAACCCTTGGCCCGCTGGTCCCAATCCCCATTGATATGCAGTATTAAAATTAACTAGTTCTGTATAATCTACCCCAAGATATGCAATATCGGGTGCTTGGGAGGAGATCGTCGGATCCTTGGTAGTAGCAATAGTAGGAAAATCTGACACATGAGCTGCCGTAATATAATCTGTGCCAACGGTAAATCCGGGCGAAGTAAGAGAACCAACCTCCGATAAATTGGTATTTGCAACCAAATAATTGTTAAAGTTTCCAAAAGTTGTGCCAGTTGTAGTTGCAAATATTCTATCTTTATCTGTTATAATACTTGAAACTACTCTATCGGTAGATTTTAACTGTCTACCATCAATATCATAAATATCACCTAATTGATCATATTGTAGGTTAACTTGACCGGTAATTGAATTTACAGTTTTACTCCAATTTTGATACAATGCAATATTGGTATTAGAGGCCTCGACAGCTCTTTTACTTGGCGAATAAACGCAGTGTATAGGAGATTTTCCTTCTTCCAATTCTATTTTACCAGATGTATTATTTACATGTCTTTGTATTACAAACCATGCATAGTCATCATCTTGATCTACAGATGCATGATCCCACATAAACAAACCAAGACCGTGGTCTGTGACAGTAAGTCTATATTTTACAGGATATGTTGGAGTAATTAGAGGGTCATCTTTGCCTGCACGTCTGAACCAACCAGAGCGAGACTTTCTAAAGCCATCACTACTATCATAAAAAATATCACATAACTCGCCAGGCCGTCTAAAAGTTGGTCCTTTGATACCATCACGACCTTGTGTACTACTTAAAGTTCCATTATCTGAAATTTGATATTTTGTGCCAGCAAAAACATTAATTTCATCTTTTTGTTCATTATATTCAAACATCAATCTCCATTTTTGTGGAGCTCTACCCTCCAACCAAGCAGAAGATGCAACCAGATCTGTTGGAACTGTAATTCCTGAAGGTATAATATCTTTTTTTGAAGAAAGAATATCAACACCTTTTTCGGATTCTACAATAAATCTCGATCCAATTCTACGAATACAATTCATTACATCAGACTGATTTTGTTGACCATTTTCATCAATTACTGGATAAGAATTTGCGTCTGGACTTGAATATGGATAAATGATATTGAACGATTGTTGTTCTATTTCTTCTTCTGGAATAGACATTCTCCAACTATTTGCGGCATAACGAACTCCAGAAATCATATCTGGTTCTAAATTATTTTCATCTTGTGTAAATGGTGTTAAAATTGTCCCGAATGCAATTGTACCATCGTTAGAAATAGATTCAATACGAACTTCACCTCTGCCATATTCTTGGATGATTCTTTTCTGCAAATCATCAGACGAGAAAACTGCATCAGTACCTGTTATTTTAACATTCACTGATGAGTTGGTTTGATTTGACGCATACGAAACTACGATTGTTCCGTTTTTCATTTTTGAATCAGACCAATCATATGTGTAATGATTTGCATAAGGATGTAAAGTTAAATCCATTGCTAATTGTTTTAAAACGCCATCTTCATAATTACTATAATACTGTGTTTTGGTAAAATAATCTAATATAAGTCGATCATTTGGATTTGGAATCGAAGCATTATTCAATGTAATTGAACCATATGGCGCTACTGACGGAACAATTATAATAATGTTATCAGTTCCTGTAGATGGAGTATTATAAAATGTTATGTTTTGGCCATTTACCAAATAGTCATTATTGATTTGTAATAAACTACCATCTACATAAATTTCTAAATCTCTAGGATCAGATATAGTCGAAACTACAGTAAATATAGTTGTTCCGAGTTTTCTAACATTTATTGTTGAACCTACTGATGGAGCTGTATTAAATGTAATTTCATTATTACTAACACCACCAATTGTATAATCTGTGCCATGAGTTTGCAAAGAACCATCAATAGAAACTTGGTCGGTTGTTGATGGAGTAAAATTCGTCACCGTAAAATTAGTTATGGTTCCATCACCAGAAAAAGCTTGCGTCAGATCACCAACACCATCAAAAGACTCTCTGACAGCAGGAGATGGAGGCGTGTAATAAAACTGCCCTCCATTACTAAAACTATTGTCTCCTTCTAAATTATCTAGTAACAATATCTGACCTGTCTGATCGATCTTTGCTCGAATTACCAAAGTATTTGTTAATTCCGTATCTACATGTCTAGAAAGTGAATATGATGTTGTAGAACCATCACTTACAAAGTATTCTCTAAACATGGGTTGTTGCATAGAAATGAGTTCTATTCTAGATATGGAAAACCCACTGCTTTTGTATTTTGAGTCTAAACTATTAGCCATTTAATTTTGCCTTTATTCGTTTTAGTATTATTTATTACGCAGGCGATGCACCTTCTACAACATCTGTCCATTTAATACTACTTCCAGAAACTTGTAAGAATACTCTCATACCATTTCCATTTGGCATAGTACTCATCATACCCTCATATTTTCTCTTGTTTCTTTTCCAGAAATAAGTATCACCAGTTGGTCCAACATGGCCACCCCATTCAAAGTCATCTCCGGCATCATTTGGACTTGGGTCAATATCAATACCATCAATATTTAAGACATTTCCACTCAAACCATTAGAATCTTGATACTTGTCAATCTCAATAGAACCAGACTGAGTTGAGAAATCAGCAGAAGAAATACAAATCAAATCTAATTCACTTCTTGGATAATAGAATCTTTGTGATGTAAGTTGTGTTGGGAATGAGAATACAAAATCTCTATCCTGTGTAATTGACAACTGTTCTTGCGGATTAATAACCGCATGAGAATCAACTTCGTGCATTGTAGCGGAAACATGGTAATCCCAAGGTTTCAACACATCCTGTTCTCTTACAACAAATCTATTAATAGTTTTTTCCTTGTTTTGATTTCTTTCTGGGAAATCTCTATCAGCAGGACTAGTAATATAATATGAGTTTCTAGCTGGATCACTATAAACATAGTTAATTAATTTTATAATTAATTCAGAACTATGTCTTGGAGCAGTTCTAAAGAATAATGTTTGATTGAAGAAATCGTAAATATATCTTTGTCTGTCATCCCCACTTGAAAAGACTGGGTCTCCAGGCAGTTTACCTGTCAATACACTTGTTGCAGTAATAGTAGACTTTATTAAATGATTTCTTGCATCATGGTCAGCACTATCTGCCTCAAGAATTGTTCCCTCGTTGCCGTAATATTTTACAGCCAACCATCCAAGAACTTGATTTGTCGATTGTTGCCTATATGTATTCTGTGGATCTATGTATTTGAAAAACCTATCATACAATTCAACTGATAAATGCACACTATATGTGTCGTTTGTAGTATCATTTCTATATGTTTGTGTTGCACCAGAACCAGTACTAGGATCGAAATCAATACGATTTTCCAGACCAAGAATAATATTGACAATTTCTTGTGGAATAATAAGGTGTTCTACTTCTACAGGCGTATCTGGAGCTCCATCTACAGTTCTTAATTCAGTAACAGTTTCTGTAAATGCGGGAAGTCTAAAATATCTACCAAGTTCATTAACTCCAGCAGCATCAAGAGACTGAATAAAGCGGCCGCAGGCCTGAGGATCGCCACTTCTTACCCACTCATCATATTGAAGTATATATCCTTTAGTGTCTCTTTCAAGTTCCTCACCATCAACAGCAACAACCATTGATTCCATAACTTTTTCCATATTCTGAACATTTTCATTGTAAAGAATATCAAGTAATGCATATGATGGGTCACTCCATTCACCAAGTGATGCACCAGTTACTGAGTCATTAATCGCAGTATTATTTGCAGCAGCCGCTTGGAAAGATGAAACTCTTTCAATTCTATTTGTAGGGAATACAACATTACCAGAATAATGTGGTGCAAGAGTTGCGTCAACCAACCAAATAGAACCGTCAGCAACTGCGTTGGAGTTGTTTTGCGCGCTTCCGCCAGGAGGAGTAACTTGTTGTCCGTCCCTTGGCAAAGTCTCAAATCCAACAATTTGAAGATCATTAACCTTTGATCTATTTTCAACAAGTTGTCCAGAAGCAATCTTAACCGTTATAGTAGTAGTACTAGGGTCAATTGGTTGGCTTTGATTTATTCTTTGACTAATAGGATTTAAAGAACCTGTGCCGCCAAAAAATGTAATAAATTTTGCTTGTCTGTCTATAATATAATCTTCACCCGCAACCAATGTTAATGTGTTACCTGCGTTTGGGATGTCTTTATATGTGACCACAATTTCTCTATCACCTAAATCATAATTGTCTGTCCAAAAATCCCAAAGCGGAAATGAGCTAGGATCGGGAAATGCGGGATCATGCTGTCCGCCAAAATCTCCAATCACTTCTGGATTGCCATTAACTGGAACTAATTGGGTCAACAATGCAACATTCTGTTTAGATCTTAGAGCGTCAACACTAGAACTACCTGGCGCTGTTTCCCACGTAGCTAACGACCAGTAATCAGTTGTGTTAGTAGTGGCACCACCAATAATCCCTCTATCCAACTCCTGTTTAACACCCTGATTAAGATTTTGAACATTTGTTGCACTCAAAAGACCTGCCGTATAACCATATCCTGTAAAATCTAATGCATTTGTATATCCATTAAATACTGGTGTTGCACCAGTTGCACTTATATACATTGTTGGACCTTCTGTTTCTAGCATTTGTCCCAATGATGTGTAAATATTTGGAGATTTTGTCAAATCATTTACATCAGACGAAGAATAATACTGATTTAGGTCAGAAATGTCTACTGGACGTTTGGCAGGAGAATACACGCAATGTACTGGAGACTTTTGTGTAAACTCTGGTTGTCCTGTTGTTTGATCAACGTGTCTTTGAACAACAAACCATGAGTAATCATCGTCTTGATCTACAGAAGCCTGATCCCAAAGAAACAATCCCATTCCATGATCGGTAACTGTTATTCTGTATGACATTGGATAAGTTCTAGAAATATTATCTTCAGTTTTTCCAGATCTTCTAAACCAGTGTGACTTTGCCTTTACCATTTCATAACCAATTGTTCTACCAGTATTTGGTTCTAAGTATACATCACACAATTCTCCTGGCTCTCTATAAATTGGAGATTTAATACCATCTCTAGTTTGACCAGATGATACAGACATATCATCTAACAATTGATATTCAGTTGCCACATTAACTTTAATTGACTGTAGTTTACGATCCCACTCAAATCTAATTCTCCATTTTTGTGGTCGTCTTTGACTTTGCACCTGATAATATTCTGGAATCAGATTATCATCAGATAATAGATCGACTCCTTTTGTAGACTCCACCAAAAACGAATCCGTGATATCTCTAAGTGCTGCCTTAACAGCTGTTGGAGTATTTGAAACTGGTTTTGGATAAATTAAGTTAAATCCCGGCTGGAATTTTTCATTTTCTTCATAGAAGAGCATAAACGCATCACTATTTTTTACCTTAGTCAACTCCAAAAGTGCTGTATGAGATTCACTAGATGTAAATTGAAGGGTATAGTCTCCAGTAACCGTTGCAGCAACATCTAATTGTAATGTCGCAGTTGGCCAATAGCCAGGAACATTTGTGCCTGTTCCAGTATTTACATTACCACTAACAACGACTCCATCTGGGTCCAAAATAACAAATTGATCGTTGTGATTAATTGTGATTGCGCTACCAGTAACATTACTACTTACATCACCCTGCACAAAACCAAATTTAATAACCTCTCTTCTATCTCTTAAAGTTTCGGAGTAATATGTATTAATCTGATAATGGTTTGGATCGTTCAGATCAGTTGAACTTACATCAATTTCAATATACCCAGTATTATCGGTTGTACCAAAGGGATTTGTCGTAGGATCGGATTTTGGTGGTTGATGGCGAATAACAGATACTGCTACGTCATCCAAAGTTGTTGCTTCAGATTTTAACGCATTTGTTAAATCATAATCTTCACTATCAAGAGCCTCTTGTATTGGTCCATATCCTAGTTTTCCGATCATAGCTCCATAAGGAACATCCAAAGAATGTTTCCAAATATACGAAATTTCAACATCAACATCAGAACGATCTAACACCCATCCCCAAGTTTTGGCACTTTCTAAGAAAATTCTAAATCTACTTGTTCTATTAACTCTGTCAGAAGAAACAGACCACGCAGAATCTGGAATCACTTTACCATCAACAGCGATTCTAAATTCTCCGTCACCTAAGTCATTGAGGGTTAATGGAAAATTACCAATATATAAATCTGTTTCGTCTACACCAGTAGCTGGCGTAAATGAATGATTTTTAAATGTAAAACTAAATTCTTTTACACTTCTAAAAATTTTAGAACCAATTCTTGCACTTTCCAATTGATCCGTAAATGCATAATCTTGTTCTACACCAAATTTATTATCTAGTCCATATACTGTAGTGTATTGATCAATTTCTGCTGGCAATATATTCGCTGCAGGAACAAACGCAGAATGATCTGTTTTAAGTACATAATTTGCCTTTTCGGGAATATTTCTAAAAACTTCTGGAGTTTCGAATGGATGCACTGTTAAGTCTTTTGCAAGTTGATATAAAAGTCCACCATCAGTTCCTGTCCAATTATCTTCTGATTCTTGATAACCAATAGTTACTTTTTCACCAGAAACTGGCGCAGTTTGCGGTAAAAATTCCAAAGCTCCATGTTCGCCTATGTTAGTAATATATCGAACAACACCCAAACCAGCGTCCAAAGAGCCTTCGGTATAGGTATTTGCTTGCCAATTATTAAATTCTATCAATGGTGATTGTGTAGAATCTGCGAGCAAGTTGTTGCCGGTGTTTCTGTTCAGAGCGATTCTTATTTCTCCAATTTTAATTTCCCAAACCCAAGTTTTATCTTGAAAATCTGGTTTTGAGCGCAGAACATAAATCGTATTTGAACCAATAGCAGTATGTGTTTCCACATTCTGTCTATGAGGAATATCTATAATCTCTGTTCTTTGTATGCTATACCCACTTGAGAGCGCCATTATTTTCTCCTCTAAGCCTTTTTTAGTTACTTAATTCTATTTATAAAAAAACAATACACATTATTTAAATATTAATATCACTATTATAGATATTTTGGGCCTGCACCAAGCACATAACTCTCATTCCATTTCCATTGGGTAGAGTTGACCTTATACCTTGATATCTTCTATAATCTATGTTTGTACCATCGTATTTGTATGTTTGCATTGGGACATTACTACTTTCCGCGACAACTTCAGCAGACGAGAAACAAATCAAGTCCATTTCTTCTTTAGGATACATGTACCTTTGACTGGTAAGTCCTGTAGGAAATGTAATTACAAATCTGTTATCGTCCGTAATTGCAAGTTGTTCTTGCGGATTTATAATTGCATTACTATCTGTCTGGTGTTTTGTAGCTCGTTTGTGTGCGTCCCAAGGTTTCAATATATCCATTTCTCTAATAACAAATCTCCATATTTTTTTCTCTAAAAATTCATCTGCGAGATAGTCTTCTCTATCATAAGGATTTAAAATGTATAGTGAATCTGTTAACTCAGAAACATTATAACTATTTCCTTGTGGATCGTATATCGGCCCCAATTCGTTGTCTACTGTTTGTAAGTTTGCAGCAGATTCTGAAAAATAAACCCCAAAATCTCTAGGCGTTATTCCTTCTCTAGAACATGAATAAATGCAGTGTACAGGAAAACGACTGGCCTCATCAGTTCTTGGCAATCCAGTTTCGTTATTAACTGTTCTTTGACAACAAATCCATGCATAGTTATCATTTTCATCTACGCCAGCTTCATTGTATAATGCTAAGAAAAATCCTCTTTCTGTAAGGGTGACTCTGTATGTTATTGGATATGTGCCGGCAACATTTGGATTTGCATCAGACGCAAGTGGAAATCTTTTAAACCAACCGGGCCCTTTTCGTTTATTTCTAAATCTAACAGAACGGGAATCAGAAGCAGGTTTGGTAACAACAATAACTGCACCATCAGCTGGGGCCACAGTAAAAGTTATATTATTTCCACTAACTGTATAATCTACTGCAAGAGTTTTAGTTGTTCCATCTACAACAACCGTATCTGTATTTGCAAATGATGGAATTTGTGTTATTGTAAATAGAGTTGTTTCCCCATCGCCCACAAATTGTTCTGATTGCGCCGTAGCAACCCAAGTAATATCTTCGTGATTGATATCTACAATTTCCCCAGGCAATCTAGAGACAGCTGTATTAATTGTTAATCCATTTTCGAGTGTAATTAATCCATCATTATAAGATAAATTATCTGACGTATTACCATCAATAAAAATTTGATTTTTAGTTCCAGTTTGAATTTTTAACCATGTGTAGGCTGGATTTGGAATACCAATACTATTTTCCCAACCTGTATTTAACAAAACATTAATTTGGTTATATCCTATATGTGCTGGAAATGCTTGCGCAAACTCTGTGTCATCTATTGTATTTCCAGTGACATATTCTACACCACCAATTTCTCTCAATTTAATATTTAATTGGTATAGTTCGTAGGCAAATTCTTTGTCTTCAGCATACAACCTTGGTCTTTCGTCGTATTCCATTCTCATTCTATATTTTTGATCTACACCTCTGGTTACTGTTCCTTGATTTGGTGACATATAATCAGATGTTTCCAGAATCACCACATGCTGTAATTTTATTCCGGCTCTAGGAGAAGAAGGTGCGTCTACTCCAAAGTTTGCTGTACCAGAATAATCCAATCCAGCGCTTGGATCCCCAATTTCTGTAAAAAAGTTTCTGGTTATATCGTTACCAGTGACTGCATCTACAAGTTTATTCGATTGCTCAGGAACACCATCCCACATTTGCCAAGATCTTATCAAATCTTGTCTAAGAGTATCTAACAAGCCAGCATTATCAATTGGGGCCCCACTACTAGAAAACCCGCCTGGTCCCTCAATTTTAGTAAGACCTACTCTTATAGTTGATGCCCCATAATGTTTAAATGTATTTAAATCTATCGGTGTCGTCATATTTTTACTCTTTTTGATTTATAGATAATTATATTTATCTCGTTTTCAGCCTTCTATTCCATAAAATCCAATTTTAACTGCAATATCATATAAACCAGAACCATTGGGTATAAATTCTTCATCATCTGAAAATGCCAATACTGCTATTTGGTGGTCAGATAATTGTGGTATGAAAAAACTAGAAACTATTTCTCCCCCAACTGTCCCATCATCTTTTTCCAATGCCGCGCCAATCTCTTCGTTTACAAAAAGATTATTAGCCCAAGTTTGCGAATCTTCCATCAAAAAATAACCAATTGTGTAAAATCCATTTGTTTTAAATTTTAAATCTACATTAATTGTAGTTAAAGCGATTGGACATTCATTTGGATCTATGCCTAAATCTATTAGACTTTGATTTGTCACAAGTGGGCCACGAAATGCAACATCTCTAATTGGCGTATAAAGCGCTGGTTGCAATGTTGAATGATAACTCTTTAACATTACATTTGCATTAATGTTTGTCCCATATATAGTGCCAGCTGATACTGATTGAGTGGCATTTTCAAGACCCTGCAACCTAACAGAATAAACAAAATTATCTTCTTGATTTGAACTTGTCCAAGGACTTGTCACTATAGTATCCATTATCTCCACCCACTTCCTCTATGTTTAATTGTATAATATGTCATATCATAAGAAGAATGCTGACGGGAAACACCGTCCGGTCCAGTGACATAAAAATCAAACTTATTTTTGTCTCTCCACTCATAATATGCGATCCAAATCGGATAGTATTTATCTTTAGTGAGATAAACATTACCACTTGTGTTACATTTGTAACGACGGTTTCCAAGATACCCCGTCACTTTATTACTATCAGTCGATTGTCCAAATCCTTTATCTTTACCACCATGAACTGCGTGTCTACCAAGCCAAATAGCAGAACCATCATCCGAACATACTGTAAATTTAAAATGTCCAGTTTGTTTCGGAACAAAAAATCCTCTCCATTCATAAGTGTCAAGCAGCAAACGAGTGCCACCTCTGTCTATTTGTATTTTCCCAGTTCTGGTTGCCGTATAGGTTCCACCAACACCAAATCCAGAAGGGCCCCCATAGCTAAGTCTTAAATTTCCTGTGTCGTGATAATACTCCAAAAATCCATTTCCATATGTTGGTAAATCTTGAATATAGTTTCTCAATATATCACCAACTTTTGGTTTATCTCCATCATAGTAAAGAGTTTTTCCATTGTCACCAGTTATTTTCCAATCTCTTGTGCCAACCGAGTCAACATCAACTTTTGCAACTCGACTTCTACCATCATATCGATCAACTTCAACAATTGAATCGCCTATCATTTCTGGTTCACTAAAAGTTGTTAAATTTCTTGCAATTGAAGTGTCTGTAGTAAAGTGTGGATAAACCTTTTTCCAAGAACCATTTTCCTTTACCCAAATATCTTTAGGTTCTTTCCAAACATTACTGTCTTTTACAAATATTTCTTTGGGAACCCACCATTTTGCTGTGCCATCATCTATTGACATTGGACTATCAATTGGTGACTTTATTGTTTGTGGCTTAATCAATGAAATTATATTTCTGTCGAACGTTGTACCCTTTACTGACAATCTGTACCATTTATAAGTAGAAGGAGTTTCGAGTTTTGCACTTACATATAAATTACTATCTATATCTAGTCCACCATCGCCATACAAATCATTAAATGTCCCATCGGTATTAAAAGTGAAGTGAAATTTTCTTTTCTGTTTTATAGTTTTTTCTATTTCTTTGTAAGTCGTAACATTTGAAATTCCAAATCTATGTTTTTGTCTTTCTGGACCATTTGGTTTGTTATATCTAAACTGTAAAATATGTTGTCCTGTTAAATGTTTAACTTTAAATTTATAATTAGTCCATACAGTATCAGAATCAGAATTTAAAGTAATTTTCAGCAGTTTTTGCGCACCTTCGGCCAATTCGACATTATCATCCAAACCACGAACATCTACTATCAATGTTTCGTCACTGAGGGGCGTTTTTCCTCCGTTTGAATTATTACCAACAATTGCCCAAAACTCAATATAATCACTATCTGTCAAATCTAATGGTAAAGGAAATATTCCACCACCAGCCGATGATGCAGACTCACCCCAATTATCTGGAGAAAATGATCTATATCCTGTTATTTTATCAAATTCCGAATTACTTGGTTTTGCAAAATCACCACCATCTCCCGATCCATTTCCAAAATTGTGTCTGCGCACATCAAGTTTTTGATTGTATGTTTTTCTTGAATAACTCGAAGGTATCGAACCGGAACCAATTCTTCCAACCTCATACCAAGGTCCGTTAAAATCTACCGCACCTTCGAGTTTAACTATATCTTCTTTTGCGCCAAATGCCTCTGTCCAATCAACGTCCACTCTAATTGCTAGGTTATTATCAGAATCTTTGTATGAGTGGTTTGGACCAATAGAAAATGGTGGTGTGTAAACTCTCTGAGGAATATTGACTAAACTTTGTAAGAGATTACCTTCTGGCGGATAAACTTCTCGCAGATCTTCATATAATCTAGATTCTTCTCTTGGCAAACCTATAGCCTTTTTTCTATCCCAACGCAAATTTATATTTGTCGAGATTTCAGTTGAAGTTTGAGAGATTGTATCGTCTTTGATTAGTAATGGCATTTAAATATCCTTATATTCTATACCAAACATCACCATTATTTCCAACACTGTTGTTAGGATTTGCAGATGAAATATACTGATCGTGAACCGACTGATTACCTAAATTTCTATATGTAATAGATGTAATATGTCCAGCGGAATCTGTAGTAACTTTCCTAATGACTGTAGTACCCGTCATAGTATCCGAAGATGGATTAGTTCCTTGCAATGCGTGTGACAAAGTAACATCATTACCACTCACACTTCTTGTAATTAAAGAATTATCTGATAATACATTAGACGCAGATATTTTACCATCAATTTCTGTTGCTGAACTAGCTATTGCAGAACCAACATATCCTAGTGCAGTCCTAATTGCAGAGACTTCTGCATCCAATGCTAGAACATCTAACTTAACATTATTGTTATTTGCAATTGTACCATCCGTATCTATATTACCATCTGCATCAAAACCCAAAGATGTTAGTAATGAACTAATAAGTGAATCTGTCGCATTAGCCTGTACTTGTACTACCGAAGTAGCACTAGTTAGTGTTGAATTTACATTATTAAGAGATTGTGTTAGTGTCTGATTGAGAGAATTAACACTACTATCAATCTGACCCGACAAATCACCAGACAATTTAACGTGTAAGGACTCAATAGTGTTACTAATACTAGTCCCTCTATAACTAGCATCAATATCAGTTAAATTTCCAACAAGCGTTTCGACATTATCTGTTTTTGTTTTAACTTCGTTCACAGCACCAACAACATTTTGGGCCGTAGTGTTTAATCCATCGTCGGCACCAATCAAGTTCTGTGTATATAAAAGACTTGCTCTGTTTTGATTTGTTTTAGTTGCCCATGAATCAAATGTATCAGTTCTTAATACTTCAGATGTTGTTGGATATGTCATTTTAATTTCTCTCTAAAAGTTTAGTTAACATTTGTTTTATTTCACTTACATCAGACTTTAGTTTTTCAATTTCTTCTCTCTTGTCTTGTTCCCTTGAAACTCGTTTAAGGTATTTAAGATATGCAGTATCGTCATTATTAATAATTGCTTTAGAAAATGAATCTCTTAATAAATTTTTATCTTCTTTTACAATTAATTTTTTATTTTCCATACTCATATTTATAAACCTTTATTTACTTCGCCAATGCAATAATTCTAAGATCTGTGACTTTTGGAACCACAGCTGTGTTATTTGACTTCAATACTATTTTGACACCCAAAGAAACAAATTCTTCTAAATTTTGAACATCAAATTCATAATCTATAAAGCTACCATCGGGCGTGGGATTCGAAAATCCTTGTGGTTTAGTGAATTCTACATAAGGCATTTCTCTGTATATATCACCTTCGGAAGTTTTTATTTTATAATAGAAATCTATATCTGTATCAACTGGTTTTGAAACCGCAACCCTCATATTAATAGATGTTGCTGGATTTGCAAGTTTAATTTCTCTTGTGATATATTTCGCAAGTCCCGCGCCGCCCTGTGCGCTAGTTTCAAGATCCTCTTCTGGAGTATTTGAAACTACAAGTGGATTATTAATTCTATTAGAAATAAGAGTTGCACTCACTCGTTGAAGATCTAACATTGGCGAAAGGTGAGATACATCACTGTTCAGTGTAATTTTATAAACAAGAGATTTCCTATCTACATTATTACTTTGTCCAGCGAACCAATCTTCGTTAATAGAGTTTGAAACGAGTCTTGGAGTTTTAAAGAATGTATTTTCATTTGGTTCAAAATCTCTGTACAACAAATCTTTAACGCCAGGAGTATAAATTGTCTGACCAAGTGAGCCACCAGATGTTGTTTTCATTTGATATCTTATACTTGTATTTGGATAAGTTGTAGTTGTCAGTTGAGGACAAATAATATCATATCTGTAATTTACTAAAACATATGCAGAATCGATATCAGTTCTATATGGGTCTACGACAGCATCAAACCTACCACTACTAGAAGCTGTTTCTGACGAACCAGGCAGTGGCCACAAGGTCTTTACAAAATCAGATGGAGCTCTGGAATAAGTTTGAGTACTACCACCAAATTGTGTTGCCAATACGGCCGGATCAGTAGAAGTTAGATTATTTGTGTGATCTTGTATAGTAGATTGTTTTTGATTGTTTATATCAATTGTAAAAGAGTCTACATCAAACGCAACAACTTTATGGAAGCCGTTTATTTTACCACCACGAATTCCAGATGTGGCGCCAGTATCAGTTGTACCACCATAAATTGTCGTAGAAAGAAGTCCATCAATACCAACATAAAAGTTATTTGTATAATTTACTTCATCTACAATACCGTGATTTGGACAATGAATTTTGACTAATGTAGAATCTTTTGTTGTTTCAATTGACCTTTTACCAAGTTTTACCTTTTGTACAATTTTAGAATTATCATCTTTTGGAGAATTTACAAAATAAACTTCTGATGGTCTAGAATTATCAAATTCCTGTCTGTAGAGTGTAAATTTAATATCTTCGTTTTGTTCTGCATTCCATGCTTGGTTATTTGAAGATTTAAACATAACTCCTGCATTTGGTTGTTTTGAGATAATACCAGAACCATCAAGTGCTTGTTCTCCCAACCGTGACACATGTAATCTATAATCAACCGAGTCGGTGATAACTACAAAACACACTTGAGTTCCTTCTTCTACATATACTGGTGAAGGAAATTTAAAATTAGTAGCTACACTACCATCAGCTGATGTAAATATTTTTTGACCAACATATGAAGCTTCACCGGTCGTTTCATCAATTTCAACCCCCCAAGCTGGTTCTAATACTGCCGCTTCCCCAATAATCATTTGGCCAGGATATCCATTAACAACATTTCTCAATTCTACTCTAATTGGAGTAAGATCCTTTGTTGGAATTCTTTGGAAAAACAAATCAATTGATGAAAGATAACATCCCCCAGCTGCTTCTGTCGAATCCAACTCAAAAGTTTGTGCAATTGGGTCAAAGAAAAAGAAAAACGTGGCAGCTGCCGCGAGTGCACCTCTGCCATCAGAGCCTCTGCCATCAGAGCCGCTATCAGTTTCCTGAACTGGAGCCGGTAAAGTTCCATTTCCAGTAATAACTCTTCTGGTATCATTTTCAATAAGAGTTCTATTATCACTTAAAGCTGTATTGGTAAAATTAGGAACCCTCGTGTTTACAAAAGTTTCTTGTTTAGTGTCGATAAATCCAGAAGCAGCAAACATCGCAGATGCCTCAGTACCAACATCAGTAGAATTTGGAGTTGGCTGATCAGACAATCTGAATTCTTTTTCTCCGACTCTAAATCTAATGTTATCCGAGGATGGTAAATCGAAGAAACCACGAATAACTCCATTACTATTAGTTCTTAATGTTGCACTATCAAATTCTGACAAAAATCTACCAACAGGCATGGAGAGATCGCCTTGGAGTACAGACCCTTCCCCACCTCTAATAGTTAGTTGCATAGGTTCCCCAGCATTTGGGTCAGTTCCTTGGAAATCAATCCCCTCCAATGGTTCATCAGTTCTAGTAGTAAAGAATCTTAAACTATTTGTAGAAACATATTCTACTCCATACACAATTCTTTCGGCGCCACTAGTTAATCCAACAAGTCTGGCCACCCCTAATTGTCTATTAATAAAATCAAAAAGCATTCCGTTTGGTCTAGAATCAGTTACACCCTGTCCTAATATTTCAAGAGCAGTTTGACCTAATGAGTCTACGACAACTTCATCAATTGGTGTGCAGAATTCAGACACATCAATACCATCAAATGTTGCATAAAGTTTTGTAGTTTCCTTCATACCAGAGCCAGTAAAGAAAATTCTTTTTTCTCTCATAAAAGGTATAATCTCAGTACTGATCATTCTATCACCAAAACTATCAGTAACAATAGAAGAATTGAGGTCAACTCGTCTACCCGTTCTTTCCTGATCCGTTAAAATATTAAATGATTCAGTAACACTATCTTCCCAAGTAAGTGTGTTCCAATTTTCATCTCTTTCATTTTCTACCCTACTTACTATTTCCTCGCCTACATTTGTTGTTTGCCAAGAATTCCAATGTGTGCCCAAAATCCCCATTTCGTTTGCAAGGAATTCAAAGTTATCAAACATATTATCTCTATTAATTTCCAAATCTGGTCTTCTATCAACTTCTCTCCAATCATCTGAACTTGGAGATAAAATTAGATTGCCCTTATACATTGCCTCTGCAAATGGATTTGGATTTACATATTTTGACGAAACTGTATTTTGGGCGACTACACTTTGACCAGCGAAAGGTAGATAAATTTGTCCATTGTGCATTTCATAATTATTAGAAACAACATCTGTCAAAACCATATTGACATTTCTTTCATCACCCTTTGGTCTCATAAGACGTTTTTTACCATCAACTGCAATAGAGTAATTGGGATCGAAAACATCACCAATGCCATGACCTACAAACGGCTCAACAATAAATCCATTTTTAAATCTGTCTAAACCATTTTCATCCAAAATAACTAGATCTTTTGTTTCTTTTTCGAGCAAAGAAAGTGTAGTGTAGTATTCTAATGTGTTAATTCTTTTTTCAAGTTTTCCGATATCTCGCATCGTGTATCGTTTATTTTCAACTTTTTCTATGATAATATCTTTTGGACTTAAAGTGAATGGTCTGTTTGACAATTTAAATAAAACCATACCTTCACTTGGGTCTTTTGGATATTGCGGACTCATAGAAGAAGCACCATAAATAACTTCAAATTGACCGTTCTTGGTCAATATTACTTTATCTTTCCTTGGCAGATATTGACGATAATCAGTAATAACTGTCGTTTCATTTATAGGAAAATATACGTTATTTGCTGTTTCTCCAACTTTCAAAAAAACTTTATCAGGGTTAGTTGTGGCTGTAACAGCGGGTCTAAAATCAAGAACATCTGTTAAAAAATTACCTTCAAATTTTGGAATGCTTCTATAATCAACATTTCCATATGAGTTTACAGAAGCATAATCTCCTGAACTATGTGAAAAATAATCATAAACAACTACAGGTCTACCAGCACAAATAGTTTCTCTTGGTTTCAGTCTGGCCTGCCCAAGTTTAAGTACGCCTGGTCTCTGTCCATTATCAAAATCGTAACTATCGGTGATGTCTAAAATTTTTGCCGGTTGTGAAATGCCGTTTCCAAAATTATATCCATGCGCCTGCGCTGGTGTATTTGGGATAGGAGTTCCTGCCGCAATAGCTATATTGTATTCTTTTGCAAACGGCGCATCTGGATAAAGAGCAGGATCGAGGTTATACGGATTTGTAACACCAGTTGCCTCGTAGTAACTCCAAGCCTTATAGGCAAACTCAAAGTCTTCCTTAGTCATATCACTAATATATTTTACCGTTCCAAAAATATCTGTTTGAAAGACCACATTCCAAGGATGGCATGTATCATAAATTGCGTGTAATTTAGAAATATCTGAATTTTTTAGTTGTAGATAATCTAAACTATAAGAAACTGAATTGGCATCACTAAACGTGCCGTTAAAAGAATTACCCAAGGTTCCTATGGCGTCACCTTCCGCCCCAAACTTATCATCAGTTTCCATAATGGTGGGTGTTATTGTCTCTGGATTTGTCGGTTTAGTTAAATCTGCGCCCGAAGAAGAATCTAACAAACTATACGGTAAGTCAACTTGTCCCAACACCAAAGTTTTAGTTTTTTCTTGTGGGACACTAATCACTGTTGGTGCTAGGAGAACAATTTGCGAAATGCCGAGCGGGATTTGCTCTATAGTTATCTCTCTATTTCCTACAGCACTATTAAAACTAACCTCAATATTTCCAGCAAACTCAGTATCACTTAATTTGGGTTGGTTGTCTATAATTTCACCATATGTGGGAGTTGCACCACCACTGGTTTTTGTGTAAATTTGGTATCCATCATTAGAATCACTCCAAATTGGGTAAAAAGATTCATTCAAATTTGAAGTTACAATAGTTGCCGCCTGATTAGTAACTGAAGCTGTGTATTCTTTCAATAACGTATATGTTGTGTCATTTGTAATTGAACCAGTCTGTTCATCAACATTTCTCAAAGAACTCACAAATTTACTTCCAGTTTTTACTATGTTAGAACCACCAGTTTCAAATACATTTTGGTGACTATAAATTTGAGCGGTAAGTGATAATTCTGATCTTACTTCATCCTCAAACGCAATTCTTTCATTCGATGTCAGAATGCTATTAAAACCAGCATTTGTTCCGACTGTATTACCATATCCTAGAGTCTTTACCAGAATATTGTTGTCTTCAGATGTATGATATACAATACCCAAAGAAGCTGGTAATGACGAACTTGGTGGACGATCTTTGCTCTTTATAATTTTTTTATCAATGCCACTAACGACTGCACTTGCATTATATAATTTATATTGACTTAGAACTGACCCAGTGAAATTAGGTTTTAAGTTAGAAGTATTGCCTGACGATTGTGAAATATACTCTGTGCCCGCGATACCACGAACATCTTCCCAAGAATATCTGTCCTTTTTAAGTCCAGTGTATGCATCTACATATTCTGGAGTTCTGAATTCTACATCATACAAATAAACTTTGTAAATTAAATTTGTTCCCTGAGGAAGTGAACCGGGCGATGTGATCGTACCTGATGTAGCAAACAAAGATTTTTCATAATCATTTTCAAAATCGCCTGCATAATATTCAATAGATTTTATTTTTGCGGTCCCTACAACATCAATTTGATGTATATTCGCAGTTGTAATTGCATTAGTATCTGGCCATAGTTCTGATGTTGTATCTGAGGTTGTTACAAATCCGTTAGTTGTAGTATTATAGTAGTAAGTATTGCCTTGATACCAAGTGGTGTTTACAAGAATTGCTCTATCATTTATTTTTGGCAAAGACATCAAATCACTAACATAAATGTAATTGCCTAAATTTACAGGCAGTCTCACATTATTTTCTTGTTTTTCATCAAGTGCTCTTTTATAATTAATATGAGTTTTGCCAATTGTGTTAATTCTATATCCTTGCACATAAGCTTTACCACTGTCAATACCTAAATCCATATTTGCCCTAAGCGCGTCCAAAAGGTTTTGATGTGTTCTGCCAGGATAATATTTAGTTCCAGTTGTATCTAATCCTTGATCTGGATATGCAGTTAAATCTGTATTTGTGATTACATGTGCGTAACCTTCTTTTGTGACTGAATTAACCATTCCAGTGTAATCGGCAAAATTATTTCTTGCATATTCTTTGGCGTCAAGTTCAGTCGCAAATTCATATGATGCCATAGTTTTGACGCCACGATTGCCATTTTCATTAAAAAGATTTTTAACTTCTAATTGAAACGGTTTTACAGTATAATTTCCAGATTCCTCAAAAGTTCTTCTTGCCAAAGTATCTTCTATTACAGAATATTCAGTAGAGTTTGTAAAACTTTTTAAAACCCCATTTTTCAATTCAATTAACAAAACAAAATTAGAAGTATCTTTTGAATCGATAGCTCTTTTTACCAAATTCAAACGCATACGATATCTATCTGCGCCGGGCGCCTGAAAGTTTGTAGTACCTTGTGCATTATCAAGTAAAGAATTGTCCGTACTCGAAGTAATAATATCTTCGATAACTTCCAAACCTACTTTATATGTTGACAAATTAGTGTATTTATCAAGTGCAATTGTTTGTGCAGCAACTATAGTCATAAATCCTTGAACATAATATATACCATCTTCGATTAGTGCCAAACAACCAAGACCAGTAGGTCTTTCTGAAAGTGGCCTTACTTGACATTCATAGGTACTCTTATTTGGTTCAATTACTGTTTTGATAACCTCACCAGGCAAAAATTTACTATTGGAACCAATCTCTAAATTAAATGCTGCGAGTGCTTCTGCTTGAGTTGTGTATGTGGTTCCGCCATCTGAAATTGCAGTAAAATTTGTTGATGATACATCACTAACTCCAGATTGATATTTCAAATAAAGCGTATCAGGATCATCACTTGATGTGGTGCCTGTTTTACTTTCGGCATGAACAACTAATGCGCGAATTCCTGTTGTTCCACCAACAACAGTTCTGCCCACAAAGTCCTGTGGGGTGTTGTAACTGTTTGCACTATTAAAATCTATTTTAATAAAATCTGCTGCCAAGTCCACTGATGGTGCGCCAGGGACAACCATCGCACCTTCCTTGAAAAAATGATTTGCCATTTTACTGACTTGATTCTGCAAAATGGTCTGTGTCTGAGTCAATTCTCTTGCTTGCACAGAATGTCCAGGCCTAAACAGAATTCTTAAATAACTTTTTTCTATATCGTAATCGTCATAATATGGAGTTATGTTGAAATTGGTTGCCATGTTATTTCTTCTCTTTTAATATTTTTTTTATTCAAATTAGAATTCAAATACAACTTTAATATCTTCGATTTGATCTACTGCCCGTGTGATTGGATGTCTATTTTCTACATATAAAACTTTTCCAGAACCACCTACAATATTAAATTGAGTATCACCATCGTTATATTCACTATTGGCAGGACCTCTGTATGTAGTTTGGGATGCAAGTTTGTTTGTATAAACATCCACTGGATCAGCAATAATACTTACCTGTCTAAATGCGGAAGTAGAACCAGTTACAGGGAAAACTGATTTTGTTACCGAATTTCTTGTGTCTGGTTCATCATATTCCAGTTTGACTGCGACCATTGCATAGTAACCATTCAATTCTTCTACTGGATTATGACCATGACCAACTTCTGGTGAAATTTGTGGTTCAACTTTCGCAGAAGATACACTAGTTGGGTCGACTGTACCACGAACTTCGGCAGTAGCGTATGTATATCCACTACCAATATTAGTAATAATAATTTCAGAAACTTGATCTCCGGTCAAATGTGCATAAGCAGAAAATCCTGTTCCATCGCCGGTTGTAAGAACGACATTTGGCGCTATACTTACTACGCCAGTGCCATCGCCCTCTCCAGCTGCAAAGGCACTTTCGATAGTTACGGTAGCTGTGTTTGTGTTTGAATCAAAAGACCAACCTGTAATTTTTCTTTGATTTGCAGTAGCAGCACCATCTTTCAGATAAACTAATGCATAATCTGTGTAATCACTAGCTGCAGCTGCGATATTTGCACCACCAGTTATTCCCAATGATATTGTAGTTGTGCCTTCGCCTGGAGTAGTAGAAGATTCTACAATCATTGCATTGTAACCACTACCACCGGCATGGCCGCTATTATCGTTGTCGTCGACAATATCAATCCACTCAATTGCGCCTGGAGATGCAGCTGCGTTTTGTTGGACTTGCCACTGTACATAGTCGGCAGAAGAAGTATCGGATGGAATTGAAGTGATATATTTTACTGGAAAATAATCTTTCGTTAGAAATTTTAATGCTTGATCTAATTTAATTGAATACATATATTTCCAAACATATCCATCGGTTGTGTGAATTAATGCGTTGCTTGTGCCTGTAGGTTTGACCGTAGATGCAGTTGGTTGCACACCTTGTGACGAATTAAGATATCTTTTGTTATTAATAACTTTATAGACATTATACTGATTGTTTGCTTCCGTCAAAACATATGAATTTGGTATCACTTCTTCACTACTTTTATAATTATACATTGTATATTGTGTATTAGTAGTCCAATTGATTCTTGGAACTGCTAGGGTAATTGTGTCAGCATTAACTTTTTTCACAGCTGTAAGTGCGTTCTTTGCGGAATTTCTTCCAGAGATAGAATCTTCTGGAGTTGGCGGCAAATTATCATCCTCCCAAGATGTGTGTTTACCAATTCCCAAGAACAAATTATTAAAAATAGATTTGTTGTAAAATGCCCAGTTAACACCACCATCACTGACAACACCAGTTACGTGAGTTGGTGCATTTGGTCCTGCTGTACCATCCGATACTGCAACATATAAATTTGATGCATTAAGAACTACTTGTCCTTCAGTATATGCTTCTCCAGTTGACCATAATGCAGTTTGTTCATTTACGGCCTCAATAAACTGTTGAGCATTAAAAATTCTAAGTTTATTGGTAATTATTGCTGACATGACGTTACCCTTTGTCGGTTGTGTATTAATTTGTTTCTTTTATTTATAATATTTTTTATCGCCTAAATTTGTTCAAGAGAATTTAACTCATTCCAAGTAGTAGGAGCACTGGAATATGCCGTTGTAATAGATTCGTGAGCTATGTTGGTTTTAATGTTTGATTTATTTTCAATATTTTCGATTGTTTCTAAATACAACTCATTATCGATGCTCTGTGGAGTTTGATTGAATTTCATTCTCTCCACAGAATTATAATTCATACCACTATTTAATCTATTGTTAGGGTCTTTTGGTGTAGTTACTCGCATAATTTTTGGATAAACATTAATCTCAGAATCTAAGTTTATATTTTGACCACGATCGTATGAATCTACAATCTGGCCCCAAATCATTTCATAGAATTCGTGCGACTCTAGACTTGAATATGGATTTCTAGATGTTACATAACCATATTCTTCTTCACCATTTGGATTTTGTTGAACTCTCACAATACCAGCAAGAGTTTTCTTTTGTGGGTGTAATTCTGCCTCATCTTCACTACTAAATCTATATCTGACTAATTTTTCGAAAGGAATTTCTCTGTCAAATCTGAATTTAATTCTATCCAAACTTCTATACTGATTACTCAATGATGGAACTTCTTCACCAATAGAATCTATCATAATTACGAATTTTTCATCTCTTGGATCCGCACCATCTCTAATCGCACCAACCCAATATCTATTGACTCTTTCAACATTTCCCCTAAAAACCTTGTCCCATCTAAATTCGACTTTATCGCCAGGGGTCGCACTCAGAGAACATACACCAAAACTTGTTAAATGTGTAACTTCAAATTCTACATATAAATCATTTTCGTAATGTGTGGTGTCAATCACTTTGAATTTTGCAAATGGTCTAGTTGTTTCATCTGTAATATCTATATCATAAATTGTGAAGTTTCTCTGTACAGTATTTTCTGTATAAAATTTAGTCAAGTCAAGTCCATTTTCATCTCTTACATTTACAAGGACATATTTTATTTCACTCCAATTTGATGCTGTTGGAATTGGATCTCTATTAACATCTAAAAGTTTATATCTACCATCTCCAGTATCAACTGTTTGTCCCACAGGCGTGTCGTCACCTACACCAGACATTGGGCCCCCTGTTTGATAATTATCGTATACAAAGGTATATCCATGAGAAAGAAGATCATTAACATTAATAGGCGTCGAGTCTGAGCCTGTCCATCTACCCAAACCATCCATGTTTTTAACACTAACGTCTGCATTTTTTACAATTTCAAACAAAAACTGCAAATACAGACTTTGTAGCTTTTTAGGTTCGGGGTTTGATATAAGATTCACCTCACCAAACATCATTAACCCTGATGGGTGCAACAATTTCTTTACGATATAACGCCACTGATCGATATTTCTGGAAGTTCTCAATACATAAGAATAATCCTGCCACAAGTAACCATCTTGAATTCTGTTTTCGTCAGACAAAAATCCTTTGTCGTTAAAAAAGAATCCATCTCTTTTTAGCAAAGGTCCCAAAATTGGAGTAATTTGCGCGTTACCGTCGCCCAAGGTTGATAAATCTATAGTGGGCGCAACGGTATATCCAACCCCAAAACCATCAGAAGCAGAATCTGGAGAATTTGTAATTTTAATTTCTGATATAGAACCAATATTACTACCTTTGGGTTGAAGTATTGCGTTCGTTCCAATAGAATTGTATCCAGATGTAGAATTTGATATCGATGCAAATGGAAATTTTTCATAACCATCACCACCACTATAGACATCAATCTTTACTATTGGCCCATGTGGATGATTGATAAAATCCATTTTTACAGTCCAATTATCAGGTACAATAAATGGTTCGGCTGCCAATCCATACTGCGCGATCTGACTTGAAATTGTTGATGCAAAACTACTGTTGTCTGTCCAATTGTTTACATCAGGTTCTGATGTTAACTTAAATATTACTAATCTGTCATTAACTACGTCAAAATAATACTGAGCTGGCCGATTAGTTTCTTTTGTAATATGATATGCACTATAAAAGTTTTGAATTGGATCTAATTCCCAAGATTTAATATATGTAGTACCAGAAGAAGTATATTCTGTATATCTTTCATCAGAAGTTACTCTAAAAGAACTATAATGGCCTAAATTATAATCGTAATAAGAACCAGACGGACTTAAAGAACTACCAAGGGTAACTAGATAAGAGTCGAGAGATTCAAACATTGCAGTATATGCATCTTCGCCATTCAATCCATTAAACAAAATATTTGACCAAGTGGATGCATCTTGACTATGACATGCGTATCCCCATTGTGATGAACCACTAAACAAACTGGCCCAAGAATAACCATCATCAACCAATTCCGAAAGACTGAATGTAAATTCAGTATTTACATCTATGTTACTATTATCAGTTTCTACTGAAGTTGTAAATTGAGAAACCGAGGTAGTAAATGTGTCTCCATTTCTTATTGCTCTTAGTCTACTATAAAGTCCTGCCCAACCTCCAGACTGCGCGGGCGCAAGAGAATTACCATTAAACACCACCACTTGATCCGCCTGCAAATAGTTATAGACAACTTGATATCCCCCCGTATTCAACATACCACCTTGAGCTCTTAGTAGAGATAATGTATGTTCTTTACCATCATCATCAATTACAAACGCAATAACTAAACCAATAGTATCATCGTCCGTAGAGGTTGAAGAAATTGTAGCAGAAAAATCGTATTCAGAAAACTTTTCAGATTCTAATGAATAAAAACCAACATATGTGCTTGTGTTTGCTGTACAAACAATTGTATCATTAGCGGAATTATAAACAAAAGCCGTTGTTTCGCCCGCATTTGCTGGATAAGTTCCACTAGAATTGTGCGAAAATCTATTCCATGTATTAAAAACGGTTTGTCTGGTTGGTGCAGATTGGATAAACCCACCAGCAAGAATTTTTCTTTCACCGTTTATATGCAATTTTATTTCTGTTTCGCTTACATATAATGAAATATGATTCCACTGTCCCTCCCAATCAACTGGCACCGGAGCCGTGTATTCTGTGCCAGAAATCTCTACAATAAGATTTCCTGTTTTTGCTGTGCCGGAACCTTCTTCAATAATTCTAATACTATTAGCATTAAATGCAACATCGTTAAGTGCAAAAAGAGTTCCACCAGTATCTGTGCCGTTGATATCATCTGGATAAATCCAAAAATCTACACTAAAACTATCTAAAGAATCTTTCAAATGGTCTTTATACAAATCTGATAAAAGAATATATCCATTTTCTCCTTTTGCAGATTTAGAACCCCACTTTGGTCCACCAGCCGGATTAATTAAATTTACGCCGTATCTGAAGCTTTCTTGTTCAAATTTCGAATCCACAAACCCACTACCATTTTCATGTACATTTTCAAAATCTAAAAATATTAAAACGTCATCCCATTTGTGATCTGTGTTAGAAATCGTGACTTTTCTATCCCTAGAATACGAATCTGAATAATCAATACTAGGATAATCAGACAAACTATAATAAAAAGATGGATTGTCTTCGTCTTGAACCCAAGAAACAGTTTCTGTTGTAAATTCATTTGGTTCAACAGCACTTATGTAGGCAGATGCGGCAGAACCAGAGCCATATGAACCTATAGAAACCTGTTCTCCTGTGATATAGTTACTACCACCAGAAATAATTTCAACAGCTTCGACTGGTCCTTTTGATGTGTTAGATATTTTCGCAGATAATCCAACTCCATCGCCGGGGTCTGAAATATATTGATTTAAATAGAAATTGTTTGGATAATTTGAACCACCATTATCAATATCAAAACCAACAATACAATCATACAAAGTTTCTGTAATTGTTACACCATTACTCATGAGTATTTCTATTTCTTCTCTTGATGTAAAAGTGCCAAAAACGTGAGTAACAAAATATTCCCTAACTGGCGAATCTGAAATACTAAATTCCAAAAATCTTTCAACTGTTGCACTTGCACCACTAGTCTTTCCCACAATTCTAACTGGATTACTAACAGTTTTGTTACTAGGTATAGTACGAACACTTCTCTCTTCGACCCAAGTATTGTCGCTTGGTTTCATAATATTGTCTTTTGGATAATAAAATTCTACATCTTCGTTGAATAAAGATCTAAACAAAAATTGATACGAACTTTCAGAACCTTTTGATTGATAAAATTCTTTCATCAATTTTAAAAAAAGCTTTTTGTTTGAGTATTTTGTTTTTTTATATTTTTTGTTTATAAATTCTTGAGTGACACCAGATTTCTTGCGAAGATGATAGGCAATTTTGATAATTGTTTGTTCGGGCAATGGTTTTAAGGTGCCTGGGTCAACATCGGGACTGGGGTCTACAAATTTTATTTCTTTATTGCTATCATCTAATACATAATCTGTACCTTCAGTCAATAAAGTGTAATCGGTCGGAAAGGTATATTCATCAAGCAAATCTGCTAATCCAGAAGTGCCGGATTGTGAACTGGCATCGACACTATAAACTTTTATTTCAACCGCACTCGTATCAAAATCTCGAATTTCGTAATATACGGGACTATAATATGACAATGGAAAGACCGAATTTACACCACCAGACAAATAATTATCATACTCTATATACTCTAACTTAGAATCCGAATCCCCAGAAAAATTCAAGGCCGCTCGTAAATCAGTCGTTAGTTCTTCCCTATCTTTGATTCGAGAAAACTGTGGAAAATCCTTTGCAAGAACATTCTGATATTCATCAACAAAAATATCTAAAGTTTCATCCAAATCACTAAAATTTTCTATTTGATTTCCAATTGCGGCAGGATTTCTGTCACTTTCTAACCATTTATAGTAAAGTTCGATAAAATGAACAAATTGTTGATAATCTTCGTCCGATTTCAAATAAAACGGAAGTTGATCGACAACACTAGCTGATATTTTTTTGTGTTCTCTCATGACGAGTCCTAATTATTTCTTATGGTTTTTACATTTTGAGTTGTAATATCATAATTATTATTATAATCATCTGTATCTTCTTCAACCGTCACTGTCACATCTTCTTTTAAAATTACAAGGACTTGATTTCTTCTTGGAAATACATCAAGTCCGGCCGGTACGCATTCGAGTCTAAAAACTTCCAATGAACCCTCGACGGCCTCAATATTTACCGGATCAATATTTATTGTGCCAGTTTCGTAATTTACACTACCAGTAATTTTAGTTGAATATATTTTTTTATCATTCACATCAAAGGTGTAAAATTTTAATTTTCCATCATAATTTGAAGTTTCTTCTACATAGTAAATTCTAGTATCTCCTACAACTCTAACACCAACAGATTTTATACTACCTTTTTTAATTTTATTGTTGAAATTAAAAACATAAAATGCAGATGTATTAAACAAAACTGTCTGTTCATTTATAAGTCCAACGTAAGTTTCATTATTCGTGATCGATTGATCCAGAGTATCTATCCAATTTACAAAATTAGAGTATCTAAAATAATCATTGAAATCGTCTAGATATTTTTTACTGAAAGAAACAATACCATTAGAAACAATATTTTTAATATCCGATTGACTGAGAGATGTAGTTTCATTATCATACTGAACTGTAGTATTAATTTTCAACTTTGTATATTCTGCATCAACTATTTGTGGTTCGATTGAGAGAACAGAATAATCTTTTCTAAGTTTTTTTCTAATTTCTTCTTTTGTATACTCAGAAAGAAAAAATCCAGTATCTGGACGAATTGAAATATACACTCTACCATAAGTGGGTGGAATATTATCTTCTCCACCCCATATGTTTAATGATTGAGTTGAAGGATAAATTTGTGGGATAATAGTTTTATAGTCATTAACAGTGACGGCTCTACCTTGTCCGCCAAAAGTTTTTGGTGCGTGAAATTTTATAGATTCAATATCCTCTTCGTCGGCACCACCAGCACTTCTACTAACAACTTCGATACTATCAAGTATTTCATAATTACTAATTTTGCCCTTTGCATCAATTTTTACTATTTCATTGCCAGCAGATCCGGAAGTTGTTAAATAATTTATTTCTATCATTTGTCCAGACTCTATTTGAGCCCCTAAGACACCATCCCCAAAATAAATTTCATAATTACCACCTCTACCTTCTTGAAGGAAAAACGCCTTCTCAAGTTCAGATAATTTCATATTATCATTAGATCTTTTAAACTCTTGTTTTTCTGGAAAATCTGGATTATCGTATACAAAAACTGTAATTGTACTAGTATCTACATCACTATTTGTCAATAAATACCTTTGATTTGGATCATTTGTATTTACAATATAATTTTCCGTTACATATGTACCTTGAATTAAAACAACATCTTTAACCGAAAAAACATTTGTAAAAGTGCCATCAGATCTTGCCAAAGATGAAACTTTCGGCACTATTACATTGTTTTTTGGTCTGAATTTATAAGATATTCCATCTTTTGTTGCAGTAAATTCGAAATCTTTATTTAACATGAAAGTTTCATATACATTACTAGAAGATTTTGGTACTGTACCTTGAAATTCTAAATTTACAACCATCTCTGCGGCCTTTTTTGACCTTGGGGTATAATTTAGCATTTTTGCTTTAGATACAACATTATCTCTAATTCTAGCGGTATCCAAAAACATTTCGTTAGAAATGGCATTCATATAATATGAATTAATATGAGTGTTAGTTGCAAGAATATCGATAAGAGTATTCAAACCAGACGCTTGAAAATCGTAATCTTTGAATTCTTTTTTGGAACTCATATAATTTATAATACTAGTTTTTATTTCTTCAAAGTCTAATTCTGTAATTTCTATTGTCTTTGCCATTATCTTATTCTTTCTATACTAAATTGAGTAGAAAATACTTCTTCGGATGCTGGTACTTGATATGTTAATACTATAACTAGAGTATTTTCGTCTTTAAGTGGCTTGAAATTTATACTTAATTCTCTTACTCTAGGCTCAAAATTTGAAATTGCGTTTTCCATTCTATTTTTTATATTTATTACAGACATATCATCCAATGGTTCAAATATATCTTCCCAAATATTTCCACCAAAGCTTGGTTGAAATGGTCTTTCGAAAAAATTTGTTAGAATTAAATTTTTCAAAGATTGGTTCACTGCGGCCGCATCTCTTTTTTTTCTAACATCATTTGTAATTGGATTTTTTTTAAATGATAAATCAAAATCAACAAATTGATTTTGTTTACTTTTTAATACTCCAAGTCTGTTTTCTAAATTTACTAATTCTGACATTTTTAAAACCTATGGATTTAAATCTATTTTTGGTGCTTTGATTGTGTGGTTGCCACCGGAAGTTATATCTATTTTGCCACCGACACCTGTAGTTGATTTTTTACCAACTACTAAATTAAAGTTTCCTTCGACCACTATAGTTAAATTACCACCAACATGTAAATTTTTATTACCCATAACTAAATCAAAACCATCTCCAACTGTTTTAGAAACCTTTTTCCCGTCTGGATGATATTCTTCAAAAGAACCAGATCTGTGATAAGTATGAATTCTTTCTGCGCCTGGAGTATCGTCAATTTCTAATACATGGCCTGTAGGAGTCCTTATCGCTTGATTATATGGATAAACGGCGGCATAAGGAGATTCTGGCTCAGTAAATTTAGAATTACTGACAAGTTCATTTTTTGTTTCTGAACATTCGGATTGTGGTTCATCCGGCAAACCACATCTTGTGGGCAAATCAGAATCTGCTGTTTGCGTAGGAGTTTGTGAACTATTAGTACTATTAACAGTACGATTGCCAGATTGATTATTAGTATTTACACTTTGACTTATTTCATTAGAAATACTATTCATTGATCTTTGATTTCTTTGATCAATAACATCATCTGGTGATAACGCTGCAGCTGGGGTTCCTGTTGGGTCAGACAAAAACATCGCCCTCTCTTCCTGTCTTCTAGTTGCCAATGCATCAATAGTTTGTCCACTTGCCTTATTGTATAGTAACATTTTGTTTGCAATGGTTTCATTGTCTCTTGTACCATTATTAGTCAATTGGTCAAGTCCGCCGGGCCCAAGATTATACGCAAAGGAAGTTAGAGCATCTCTTTGTCTTTCGTTCCAAGTGTAACCGTATTGTTTTTCTTTTTCCAAAACATATCCTCTATATTTTGCTATATTTTGTGATAATCTAGCTTCGGCCTCTTGCTCATCAATCACTTCGCCCGGATAATTTGCCTTTGTACCATAACCAATTGAGTGTTGTTTATGATCCCAATATGATTTAGAACTATATCCTTCTTTTGCTTTCAAAAAACTTACCAAATCTTTACTCGCTGCATCATTAAAGGTGGTATCGGATATTTGCGAAACTTTTTGTCCACTTGGAACAACTCCTGTACCTTGTCCTGTTCCGCCATTAGCAACATCCTTAGAATAATTTCGTAGTGTTTGAGGAACTTCTTCACCTCTACCATTTCTATTGATTCCCTCACCCTGACTCCCTTTAGTGCCGGGCAAAGTGCCCCATATTATAGGTTCTTGTGCATACTCACCATCTCTAAAGAAACCGATAACCCAAGAATCGGTTCTAACACCAGTTGGACTTTGACCAATTCCACCAACTGACGCACTTGTAATTGGCATAATCGGAAGAGCCCAAGGCAAATCTTCTGTTTCAATGCCTTCATCATAAAAACCAAAAATTCTTACTTTAACTCTGCCAATTTTCAAAGGATCTTTTTCAAAATCTTCGACAACACCTGTCCACCAAACAAAATTGTCTTTTCCAATAAAATTTAACATAAAAAAATCCTTTTTTAGTATTTATAATTAAATTATGGGTTTAGTTCTATTTTACTACCATCAGCCTTTATTGTGATTTCTGCACCACCCAATAAATCTTTTTCCTGTGAAATTTCTTCACTATAATCACCTTTAACTAATATTTCTAAATTTTTTTGTGTTAGAATTTCATAATCACCAGACACATGAATATATAAATCTTCAGCATATATGTCGTATGAATCATTTATGATTCTTTCTTTATAATTACCATTCGGTGCATATTCTTCATAACTACCACTGACATGATATTTTGACAATCTTTCATTACCACCAGTGTCTGCGAGCTCTGAATGGTGGCCAGACCTACTACTATATGAGCCAGTTGTATTTGGATATACTATATCATCTTGACTTGATGGTTCTGTTATCCTAGAAGTTTCTTTGTATTCTGATATAGTATCCTCTTTCACTTCTCTATTGATTCTATTGACATCAGATTCAGTAACTTCACTACGTCCAACTAAAGGCCCAGTACCCTCATCTCCATACTGATCCTGTAGTGCATCATCATTAGTCACTCCGTAAATTGTACCCCAAACTAAAGGGTCTTGTGCCGTGTGTCCATCTCTAAAAAAACCAACGCACCACGAACCCTTTACAACTCCAACTGGAGATTGACCAATATTATTTACACATGCACTTGTAATTGGCATGATAGGTAGGGCCCACGGTAAATCTTCTTCAGAAATGTCGTCATCATGGAATCCATAAATTCTTACTTTTACTCTACCTATTTTTAGTGGGTCATCCTTTACATTTTCAATAACACCTGTCCACCATAAAAAATCTTTCTCATTAAACATTAAAATGCACCTGTCGAATCATAATCATAATACGGCAAACCAGTTTTAATTGGTTGTGGTTGAGGATATGGATCGCCTTGCGAATCTCTAACACATTCCACACTAGAAAGATAACCATTTTTTGGAGAAAATGTATGTTTCACGGCTGTCACCAACCAATTTCCTGATATTTTTGGATTTTCCGCACCGGCCGAACCAAAAACAAAAGATGGGAAAGTAATGTCTATAAGTTTACCAGCATTTACTTGCGTATCTCCAAAGGCAGTAAAAACCAGTTTTAAATTATCAAATAATTGTAGTTGGGCTTTACGTCTTAGAAAAGTTTGTTCATAATTATATGTCATATCTGTATTTTCTGGTAAAAGAAATAAAGAATCTGGATGAAATTGTTTGCCTTGTCCACTTATATCAAATAATGGTTGAGACTCTATTCTATCTACACTATTATATTGATCATAAATGTTATATTCTATACCAGTCACATTTTTGTTTATAATGTCTATCAATTTAGCTTTACCACCATACATACTTTTTATCATATTTTGCATCACATTAAAATGAGATTCAAATTTAAATGTTATTATGTTTTTATCTTCAGTATTTGCATCCAATGTAACATTTGGAATACCATACTTGTAAAAAAACTGTGGTTCTGCATTGGTTAATTCTGACAGACTTTGGAAATTATGTCCTTGAACATCTTCCCAAAATAAAAAATCAGCGGCCCCTTGTCTAAACGCCTTAGTTGCCATCCAATTAATTGCTTTCATAGGTGTCATCCCAGGCACTATTAGTTTTTGATTATCTTCCGAAGAAGATTTTATCAACCCCCGCTGAGAACCTAGAGTATTATATAACTCTTGCACAATATCAGATGCCGCGCCTTCAAATGCACGCGATATTCTTGTTTCGTAGTTTGTAATTTGTTCAGGAGTCACAAGATGAAGAGTAAAGCTTGTCGTGCCCTGATCGACAGAAAAATCAGTTAGTTTATACACAACCATATTTAATTCTATAGGTAATCTGGTATCGCCCGGATGATTGACTTTTATACGCACAGTTTCTTGGCCAATAATTGGCAATGCATCAATCAAATCTTGTGTTGTTACAATACTAATAGTTGCAGTTATACTATCTCCAAAAATATCTTCATAGATTTCAACTAATGTGTATGTTGCTTCCAATTTCATTGTATAACCATTATGTCCTGTTATGGACAATTCCATCATGTCATAATCGCCTGGCTTTGTTATTCCTACTGACATAATTTATCCTATCAAATTTTAATCATTTTTTCAAATTCAGTTATAAAATCTTCTAAATAATTTAATCTTAGTAATTTTATAACTCTATTTTTTTCATTTCTATCAAACTCATACTCGTAAACCGAATATTTTTCAAAAGTTTTAAACTGGTAGTATGTGATTTTGTTAAACGGCGGTGTTAAATCGCCGGCGTCTTCTTTAGGATTCTCGAATTTATTCTTAAACCAATTATTAATCAACATATAAGTTGATGGACTCATTTTAGTAGAATTGTTGTAATAGTAATATGCGTTTTCAGTTTCTTTTATATCTTCGTATTTCTCGTCCATATATCTTTGAAAATTTTCACTTGATTTTGGCCACTCAGAATAATAATCACGTATGTCATTAAAAAACAAAATTATCCACCAATAGTTTGGATTTTCATAATAAAGTTCAGCAATTTTCCAAGGCGTTTCACCATCTTTAATTTCGTATTCATAATGAGTTAAAGGATTATTTGCAAATGCATCTACAACTTTCGTTGTGATAAATATATTTTTCATCAGTTTTGGTTCGTTTAGTAACTGAATATCATATTTTATATTGGGTAATTTAGAAAAAAGTGTAGAACCCGCCATTTAAAATCCTTTCTCTACATCATCTTGTGTTACTTGGAGAAGTTCTAAAAATGTTAAATTCATTTCAGTAAATAATGGAGTACCATCTCTTAATATTTCAAAAGAACCTTCTCCACCATAATTTACTTCACAGGAAGTTAAGACACAAGGTTTAAATCTATGAAGTACGGTTGATGCAGGACCGTGATATGATATTAAAAATGTTTGTGGTGCCTTATAAAAGAATTTTTCATAATCAATATTAGGCATCATTGCACTCCTAAAAGATTTAACAATCTGAGTAACCGCCGGTGCTTCAGTGTCATTTTTTGGTACAAATTTGTAATTGAAACTAAATTGTCTAAAAGATGGACCCTCTAATAGTTGATATTGTGCTGCATTTCCGATCATATCGTTATTTTCTCGCAAAGCACCTTCTGAACCAATTAGAGTGTCTAAGGCACTGAAGCCGCCACCAAGAGCGATGCCTGATATAGCACCAGTTAACGCCTCTCCTATGCCTTTTGTACTTTTTTGTGCTAAGGCAGCTGCGCCTCTTGACTCATCCTGTTTATATGCAACATCGTGCGTGACACTAATTTGTTCTGGAATATAAAGGTCAATAACTGTGTGAATATTCCCAGCCTCGAAATTCAATCCACCAGCTTCTTTCACATGTTGAATTGGTTTTTGTGTAGATATACCAAACTTTACAAAACTATGTAAATCAATCATACCTAAATTAGAAGGATACTTGAGAGAACTAGTTTGATACCCCTTTGATTGATTGCCGTGCATGACAGAAAATGGCCCGTCATTTTTTGCATAACCTGCGTAATTCACTTTATTATCTCCTAAATATTCTTTACCACTATTTATAAAGGTTTTTTTATGTAATGCACAAGAGATTTACCTATAAAGGAAAATATACGCCCCAAAATCCAGAAAAATACAAAGGTAATTCTAAAAATATCATATATCGGTCTATGTGGGAGCGTAGATTCATGAAATATTGCGACAACAATCCATCTGTACTTGCATGGGCAAGTGAAGAATTGGTTATTCCATACCTTTCTCCAGTAGACAATAAAAAACATCGTTACTATCCTGATTTTGTGGTAAGATTACTAGACAAAGATAACGAAATAAAAACGATAGTCATAGAAGTCAAGCCAAAAAGAGAAACAGCACCGCCCAAAAAAAGAAAAAATAAAACCTTTAAGTATTTAGAAGAAGTTCGAGTATGGGGAGTCAATGACGCAAAATGGAAAGCTGCAAAAAAGTTTTGTGAAGAAAAAGGATGGGAGTTTAAAATTTTAACAGAGGATCATTTGGTTAAATAAAGTCATATAAATATGAACAAAGACTTTTGGAGTAACTATGGCGGCAAATTTCGATATATTACTAAACAGAATGCTACGGGCGGGGGTGACCCCCAACACAACCGCAGCTAGAAACTGGTTTAGAAACAAAATTAGAGATGCAAGAGTGTCTAGACAATCATTGTTATCTGATGGTGATAGGAGAAGGGCGCGCCCTACTATTGGTAGAATGTATTGTTATGCATATGATCCAAAATACGGAGAAAAATTACCATATTACGATGAATTTCCACTAATTTTTATGGTAAAACCAGAGCCAGGCGGGTTTTTAGGAATAAATCTACACTATGTATCGCCGAGAAACAGAATTATAATAATGGATTCTCTTTCAAAAATTGCAAATAATAATAAATATGATGATTCTACCAAACTGCAACTAACTTGGAAAGCATTAACTAATCTATCAAAGTTTAATATGATAAAACCATGCGTAAAAAAGTATCTATATAGTCAGGTTAGATCAAAATTTGTCATGATTGATGCAAACGAATGGGACTTGGGAATATTTTTACCTGTACAAAAATTCAAAAAGGCATCTGCATCAAAAGTTTGGTCAGATTCCGCACAAATGGGAAGATAAATGTTTAGCGTAGACACAATAAAAAATACATTCAATAAAACTGGAGTTACAAAAGGTAACAAATATGCCTTGGAAATTGTAAAACCAGTTGGAATGGTAGGAATTCAAGATATCGATTTACAAGATATTCGAGTGAGAATTAATTCTGTAGAATTGCCAGGAAAACAAGTCGCAACAAGTGAAGTTAAATATTATGGACCACTAACAAAAAGACCTTATGGACAAATTTTTGAGGATTTAACTTGCGAGATTATTTGTTCTGCAAATTTGATTGAAAGAAGATTTTTTAGTCACTGGATGGACTTTGCATACGATCCAGTACAAGCAAGAGCTGGATATTACCAAGAATATGTAACACAAACCAAGTTTAAATCGTTTGGAGAACACGGCGGAGAATTTTTATATGAATGCACATTTGATGAGTGTTATCCGATTTCGATAGGACCTCTAAATTATGCTTATGGGAATGAAGATTTACTCACAATGCAAGTAACTTTTGCATACAAAAAGTGGTATGATCAACATAACAACTTCCCGTCAGGTGGTAATGCTGCCACGGGGTTTGATGCATATGACAGTACAATAAGTGCCAGTCTAAATCAAGCAACAGAATATATGAACGCACTTCAGTCTGGATTGCAAAACCTTTCAGTCGAGTTTGGTCCATATGGTATTAATTTTAATGGAATTCCAGAAATACCAAACATTGATATTCATCAAACATTGGGAGGCGCAGCAAGATCGTTGTCTGGAAATTTAAAAAATAATGCTAAAAATAGTTTGAATAATTTTATAAGTCGTGCATTTTAATTGATTATATTATAGGAGAAAAATTATGACTTTACCAGTGTTGGACCAACCAACTTATGAATTGACTTTACCATCTACATCTAAAAAAATCAGATATCGTCCTTTCTTAGTAAAGGAAGAAAAAATATTATTGATGGCTCAAGAAGGTGGAGATTTAGGAGAGCAAATAGAATCTGTCAAACAGATTATTAGAAACTGTATTATTACTAAAGATGTGAAAATAGAAAAATTATCTACGTTTGATATTGAATACATTTTTGTAAAAATTAGATCAAAATCTGTAGGACAAAATATAGAGTTGCAATATAGAAGAGATGATTGTAAAGAAGTTTTGGATGAAGATAATAATCCGCCACCAAGAACTTGTCAAATCGATTTTATAGTCAATTTAGATGAAGTTTATATTGACAAAGTGGATACACACACAAATAAAATTCAATTAACAGACAATATTGGAATTTTTATGAAATATCCAGATTTTAAGATGTTGCATAAAATATCAACAATGAATAATTATGAAGAAATGATAGAAGTTATTGGTGATTGTATTGAAACAATTTATATGAATGAAGAACTATACGATCCAAAAGAATATACAAACGAAGAATTAAATAATTTTCTAGAAAGTTTTTCTCAAGAACAATTTCAAAGGGTTAGTAATTTTTTTGATACAATGCCACAAACAGCATATGACGCACAAATGGTTTGCAGAAAGTGTGGATGGAGAAATGAATTAAAATTGAGAGGAATTACGGATTTTTTCGTATAAGCTTATATCATGAAAGTCTGGTATCTCTGTACCAGACAAATTTTTCTCTTATGCAATATCATAAATACAGTTTAACAGAGTTAGAAAATATGATACCTTGGGAACGAGAAATATATATAACAATGTTGATTAACTATATTAAAGAATTGGAAAGCAAAAGAGGATAGTATGGAAACGACCGAAAACAGAGAAAACAAGTTTCAATCTTGGATTGATTTAGCACAAGCAATAGATTCTTGGAGAATATTCCCAAGAATTTTTATCACAACATATATCTATCTACTCTATGCTGTAGTATCTTGGTTTATGACACTATCAAATCCAAATCTAGAACAATCTGGCTTAGTGAGTATTGTAGTAGGCGCAGGGGCTGCTTGGTTTGGATTGTATCTTGGTTCAGGAGGCAAGAAATAAATGGCCCAACCAGCCTCATTAGAAATGATTGCCAGTAATATTAGTCAATTTAATGGTAATTATAGAAAACTTTCCGAAACACTTAAACAAACATCTGAAAGATTGGATACAGGTTCCGCATCAGTAGCTTTGCAACAGTTGGGAGATGTGATTTCTGCATCACAAGACTTATCTGTTGGAGAGTTGAAAAAAACAAGAAAAGATCTTAGTATATTAAAAGAACAAGTAAACCAATCAAACAGAATTTCAGAAGGCGATAGAGAAAATATCTTATCTCTAATTTCAAATCAGGAAAAAATTGTTTCGCAAAATACAACTCTAGCAAAAAGAGCGGCAGATTTCGTACAAACAAAGGTGAAAGAAAATTCTATTGATATTACTGGTGTAGTTTCTGGTGCGTTAGCAGAGTCTCCAGCTCTCGCCATGGGCGTTACATTCATTGGTAATAAAATAAAGGAAATGCGTGAGGCCGCAAAGGAGAGAAAGGCACAAAGGGCGGAAAGAATTGCCGCACTACAAGAGCAGGAAAGAATACAAGACCAAGAATACGAAGCACTTCGCGGCGTCATAACGAATCAACAAACATTAGAAAAAATGAATATGTCTCAAGAAGAGGCAACCCAAAATGCAATCGCGGCAGGCAAAGATTATCAAGAGTATGTAGACGAACTAAAAAATACATTAATTACCGAATCTAGAAGTAGGGCCCAACGAGAACAACTAGAAAAAGATAGGATTGAGGCACTAGACAGTCTCAGAGAAAAATACGCAATTTCAGTTGGTGGGGAAACAACCGATTCTAATGATAGTCCAGTATCAACACCCAACAAATCACCATCAGTTAGTGGCGGCGGAGATGGGTTTGAAAGAATAGAAGATGGTTTGCATGAAGGAACTCCATACTTAGCGCAGATAAGAGATCTATTAAGTTTCATGGGAGATGAAACTACAGGTGATATAGAAACGCAAAGAGAATCAAAAAGACTCGAACTAAAAAAACTGACTGAAGCAGAAAGAACAAATGAACTACTAGAAAAACTTTTAAAGGTTGGTGGAGTGGGCGGTGGAGCAGGAAACGAAGGTTCACTATTAGATACCGCCGGTGATATCGGCGGGGCACTTGCTCTTGGTTCAGCGGCATTGACACAAGTAAAAGGACTTTTTGGTAAAGTTAAGAGCTTCTTTGGATTTGGTGGAGCTCCAGAAGGAAAAGCAAAAGTAAAGTCAACAGCAAAACCGATTAAACCAAGAGGAAGATTTGGCAATCTTTTCAGGCTTGGTACAAAAATTACTGCGACAGCTGGTGGATTTTTAGGACTTAATAAACTATTTGGTGGCGCTGATGATGCAGTTGCCCCAAAACCCGCAGCATCTAAAGGATTTTTAAGAAATACATTTGATAAACTAAGGGGCGTAAACAATACCCCAGAAGTAGTTACTAGAACAGCTCCAACGGTTGGTAGAGATGCAACAACAGGAAGATTTACAAAATTGCCTGCGGCCCCACCACCACCAAAACCATCAATTATCGCAAAATCTTTTAATAGTGTGAAAAATATAATACCAAAAGGAATGTTTGGTAGAAGTTTGGGATTATTGAGTGTGGGATTTGGTGCATATGATGTTGCGCAAATATTAAAAGACGAAGATTTATCAAAAAATGAAAAAACAGAAGAAGTTTCTGCTGTAGTGGGTGGCACAGGCGGTGCAATGGCTGGAGCTGCAGCTGGAGCTATAGCGGGCTCAGTAGTACCAGTTGTAGGAACTTTACTTGGCACACTTATAGGTGGTGCCGCAGGTTATTTTCTTGGAGACAAAGTGGGTAGAGAAGCTTCTAATATTTTTAAAGCTCCAGAAAGTGTAGAACTAAATGAAGAAGGTAAAATCATAACTAAAAAAATTGAACCAATGATTGGTGAAAATTTACCGGAAAAGGTCGAACCCAGACCAGAAAGAGTTGGAAGAATGATGCCAGGCCAGGCTGCAGAACTAAAAAGGAAACAATCTGAATGGGACGCCTTATACGGATTAAGTTACGACAAGGACGGCAACTTACTTTCACAAGAAAGACAGAGTATAAATATAAAGTCAGATGAAATACAAAAACAACTAATGTTGACAGACAGACAAAAAGCAGCTTTGTTAGCAAGTCAACAAAGGAATTCTGCTATGAAAGAAAACGCATTGAATTCGGCACTACCAAGTGCCGTGGATGGTGCAAAGACAGCTATTGTCAATGCACCTACATCAGTAACGAACAATAGTTCGTCAACTGCGATAGTAATGCCTAGTGTTAGAAATAATGAAATGGCACTACTACAGTCTCATAACCTACTTAAAGGAGGATGGTAAATGGAGATCTTAAATAAAGTAAAGACATGGGCAGGCGCCTTAGCCGAGGCGGGTGTTAGTCTTATTGGATTGGGAATCGTATTGGAAATTTTGTTTAGTGGTATGAATGTCCCTTTCTGGCCAGATGTTGCTGTGACATCTAATATTTTAGGATTGCTAGGAAACTTTAGTGACCAAGGTCTAGTAGGACTTGTTGCTCTTGCAATTTTGTGGCATATTTGGAATAAAAAATAATTTCAACAATGTTTCATAAAAATTTGGATGGCATTAGTTTAATTATTTTAGGATTGATTATTCTTTTGGCCAAACCAGTTGCAACACTTGCAGCATATGTAGCCATAGTAGTTGGTGCATATTCGATTTATAAAAAATTTTAAATAAGAAAAAAGAGGGCGAATTTCGCCCTCTTTCCAACCGTAAGATAACTTATTATTTTTTTCTCCTAAAATACTTCAAATAATTTGTTATCGAAGCTTCTCTTTTGTGTATCGGTCTTTTTAGGTGGTGTTATCTACCGTTTTATGGTCTGCTTCACCAAGGAATTATCCGACTTACCTTTAGTCCTCATTCGCAAGTTTCTGAAAATAAGATAATGAGTCGTCATCATCTTCATCTTCATCAGTTTCAAAACTAGAAAGTTTCTCCGCATACGATTTAGACTCTACTACTGGAGTTCGAATTGTTTCACTTTCTGTGATAATTTCTTCCTCAGCAGTAGTAGTTGCTTGCACTGTACCTAATACTTTATCCAAGCGTTCTTTGAGTTGTTCATATGATTTAAACACCTCAGGCGAAACAAACTCTTCCAGAGAATGTTGCATATTATATATATTTTCAAGTTCTTCATCACTATCTGACAAAGGGGCGGAGATATCAAATTCTGATTTATCATAATTCTGATAACCATCAACTTTACGGATTTTTAGTTTAAAGTTTGCACCACTCCAAAAATCAAATGGGTTGATTGGATCTTCGTCCTCAAACTCTGGACGCATTAGGTCTTGCAATTTGTCAAAGATTTTCTTACCATACTGATAGAGAAAAACTTTACCTTCATTGTCTGGATTAGCAGGATCTTTGACAACGTAAATGTTAGAGATATATTTCAACTTACGTTTTCTATCTCTAACGATGTTCTGGTTCGCAGTCGAACCAGTGTTCCACAACTCTGTATTGGCCTCGCAGACGGGGCATTTCTTGTTGATAGTTGTTAAACAATTATCAATCAGCCAACCGCCAGGGCCTTTGAAACCGTGATTAAACACACGGGCCCAAGGCAAATCCTCACCATCAGGCGCTGGGAGGAAACGAAAAACCGCATAACCATTTCCTGTTTTATCTACAGATGGTTTCCAAAATCTTTCATCTCTATTTGATGATGTTTGTTGTGGGGATACCGTTTTTTCTAATTCTTGTGTAAGTTTAGAAAAGTTAGAACGATTCTTCTTTAATGTAGCAAAAGACATGTATTTCTCCTAATATTCGTTGTATGTTTTTGTATTCGATTAAGTTATAGTCTAACTCAAACTATAAGAAAGACTATAACACTATTTATAACACTTGTCAATAGTGTTTTTCAAAAAACTTATAATCCATTCGGTAAAATTACATAATGAATTGCAAGTACAAGAGCAACAGAAGCACCCAATCCTACCATCATTTTACCAAAGTCTTTTGCAACCAATGGAAATACTGATTTGGTTTTCTTCTTACCAAAGTAAGTGGCCATTGCAAGTTCACGACCTGCAAGTAAACCAACAAACACCCAAGTAGTTGACATTGGAATATCATTCAACTCTTTGAAGAAGTATAAACACAACCAATAGAATAAGTCAATCAAAGTCGCAGATCTTACATATCTTGTGTTATGTTTTTCTAAAACGATTTGTTGGATTTTACCACCACGTTCACGAAACATAAAAAACAAACCAGAAACAAATACTATCGAAATGAATATCATCAAATCTACTGGTACTTGTCTTGGCAAGAAAACAGCAATGTTTGCGATATCATGACTTAACCAAGTCCACCATAAACCACCAGTGGCAACCCACTGTGCAATTCTCCAATAATTTTTATTTTTTTCGTTTACTGGTTTTGTTTCATCAAACCAATGATGAAAAAACTTATTCAGTCCAAACCAAACTACATATGCAAATGCAGCCGCTACACCATAACCCATAATAGATTTCATCAACATTTTTTCCAACACAAAAGTTGAAGCAAATACTGATAAAACTAAGAATGATGTAGAAACTGGTACACCTATTCGTGTTAATGCAACAAGTAGAGCTGGGGCCATTGCATGATACCACTGGACTTCTTGCCACGGAATTTTATTTAATCTACCATAACTGATGTCACCACCATTCATACTCCAACCATACCAGAGTGTTGCTAATAGGACAGCGGAAGCCGCAATCCATAATGTTTTATAGGAAAATCTCTCATTATTAGATGCCATCCATGTGCCGAGAGTTTGCACAGAATCGTTTGCAATAACTGCATATGCAGCTAACAGAAAGCCCACTAGGGCCCATAGTGTGAGTGCGTCCATGTTTAATCCTTTCTTTTCTGCTTGCAGGCTTTACCCCTGCGCTCACATCAGTAATACTATGTTTCAGTATTACCTTTTGGATTAGTAATTTTCTTCCAACCTACTTTTGTTTTTACTAAAACATTATCTGCTGTTTTAAAATCTACTCCAGCAGAACCAGTAGCCTCCGCAACCTCTTTTTTGTGTTTTTGTATTAACATA